CCCGAACGTCCCGCCGTGTCCACAGCAGGCGAAATAGACGCCTGGGAGGCCGGCGATACAAGCGTCGTGTCCCTTCGGAGTGCGTGGGCAGTGACAGTATTCACAGAGAAGGATCTCTTCAGTCACACGCCTTCTTCTCTCTGTAGCGCCGCGTGGCGTCACGCTGCTGCTGGCGTCGGTGCGCGACCTTCGGATCCACGTCGGCAGTCTTCCACTTCTGCCGGCCGCATGTGCAGTCTGGCGAGCAGACGTGACCGCCCTTCCCGATCTCGCGACTGCTGTACTTCTCCAGCGCGGCTTCGGCTTGACGACGTTTTGGCCCCGAGAGCCACGGCATGATCTTCTCCAGGACCGCGATGGCATTGGCGCCCACGACCTGGATGGCGTAGCGATCGCCCGAGGGGTGCTTGTACGGTCCGTAGACCTTCCCGATGCCCACTGCAGCGCAGAAGCGATGCAGCACCTCGGGGTCATGATGCTGGCCCATGGAGACACGAAGACTCCAGTTACTCCCCTTGCGTTTTCGGCCGTCCTTGCGCTGTTCATAGACACCGCAGGAGCCTTCTCCATCCCAGAGGCCTGCTGCCCAGGCGAGCTCGATTTCTCGATCCACCTGGGCAGCGTATCACAGTCGAAGGCTAGGACGTGCCCTACCCATCAGCTGTAAATGTACCCCCCGATCGTGAGCATCACGATCGAGCCGCCTGACGTGTCCGACTTGTAGCCGAGCCACGACACGGCCGTCGCAGGCACGACCCACCAGCCGTTGAAGATCGCCGGCACGAGGGCCGTCAGGGCGTAGGCATCGAACAGACGCGCCGCCGCCACGTCCCCGAGGGTTCCAACCTCGATGGTGATCGAGTGCGCCGCCGCGGATGACTGTGCATGGATCGTGCGCAGAACGCCCGTGTTCGCCGCCGTAGACGTCTGGAATGCAGCCGTCGATGTGACGGACGTCATTGGCGGAACAAGCGCAGCAGGAGTGTATGCAGCCATAGGATTCACCCCCTCCCATGAAAGAGTAGGGTCACACGCTCTCCAGGGCGCCCGCGGGTGTTGGTACACCCTCGAGAGCCTGGCGGTTGAGCTCTTTCAGATCCTCGTCGAGTTCCACGAGGCCGACGTCGTCGCCGATCATGTTCCGGATCGCTCCGTGTGGATAGGCGACGATGCTCTTGGCGTGCCCGGGGTTGCACTTCGGCACCAGGACGGGCGTGTAGCCCGCCTCACGCGCGCGCCAGCAGAAGGCGATGTCTTCGCCGCCGTCTTCGCGCACGGGCCAGAAGGCTCCGGAGCCGATCGCCTCGAAGACCTCGCGATGAACGAGCGTGAAGCCGGCGCCGACGACTCCGATCTCCGTCGGGTGCTCGGGCAGCTGGATCAGGTTGTGGTAGACCATCGGCACCTCGTCGTTCCAGGCGCCGCAGACCATGAAGCCGTTCTCGAGGATGTAGGGCCCTGAGTAGATGCCGGGGCCGCGCTCGTCGGCTACCTCGTGCAGCGCCCTGACGTCGCCAGGCGTGAAGACGATGTCGTTGTCGACCATGAAGAGCCACTCGCGGCCGGTCTCCATGAACTGGTCCTGGAGCTGGTTGCGGTTGGCGTGGATGTACGGGCCGAAGACGAGCAGCCAGTCCGAGTTGAACCGCTGGTCGACGTCGTTCTTGAAGAGGTTGAAGACCGAGTGCATGAACCAGAAGTTCACGCTGGCCCCCGTGATGAAACCGAGGATCGAATCTGGGGCTGTGCGGTGTGTAGTCATGGGCGTGAGTAAACCAACCGCATCGGTTGGCCTCTCACTACGAATGTCGGCTCCAGACCTTCGTTCCGGTAGGGCCGTCAGAGCGCTCTGCCAAGGCAGCCCGTGTCCACGGTTCCGACTAGAGCAGAGCGCCCTGGGTCGAGTATATTGACGTGGTCCACGGTTCTTAAACTCTAGGAGGCAGCTGTGACTTGGATCATTCTTGCCTGAGCTCCTCGACACCCGCGAGCGTGACGGTGTCGTCGAGATCCTCATCGAGACCACCTCGGAGGGCGGTGAGACCTGGGAGTCGCTGGCGACCTTCTCCGTGCGGTACCAGCAGCTCCGTCAGGGCGACAACCACTGGCCGCTCTCGCTGGAGGAGGCGCTACGCATCGCCGGCTGGCTCGCGCCCGACGATCCGCTGCCCGTCTGCGCTAATTGGTGCGACCGCGTCCCGCAGTTCGGTCGCCGCGTCTGCCTCCTGCGCTACGGCCACGATGGTCCACACCACGACGGCAGCTTCACCTGGGAAGCTGAGCTGTAGGATGGCGATCCGAAGCCGTGCTACGACCGCTTCGCGGTCACGTAGGCGGCGCGCGCTAGGGGCCGGGGGCAACCTCGGCCCCGACCGGCTGTCGTGAGCATCGCCGATCTCAGCGAGAGGGATTGGCAGCAGCAGATCATTGACCTGGCGCACATGTTCGGCTGGCTGGTAGCCCACTTCCGTGCAGCCAAGACAGCAAAGGGCTGGCGCACAGCTGTGGCTGCCGATGGCGCTGGCTGGCCAGATCTGTGCATGGTTCGTGACCGCGTCTTGTGGATCGAGAACAAGCGCGAGAAAGGGAAGCTCGATCAGAACCAGATCGACTGGATTCGCTGGCTCGACAGAGCCGGGGCAGAGGTCTATGTCGCTCGACCGCGGCATCTGGACGAGCTCGCACACATCCTCTCCAAACGCCAGCGACCGACATTGACGGAGATTCCCCTGCTTGCCGCAGAACTCGACACCATCCGATCAAGTGGGTAGACCGCCCGTGGGCCGCATCTATCGAGGGACGACTTACGGAGACGCTGCGATTCTGCTCGAGTGCCGAAGCGGCACCCATGATGAACAGACGGCAATCTGGCTGCTCGATCGCGACGAATATGGCCTACATCGGCTTGGCCTGCCCAAGCGAGGAACGGCCATCGATATAGGCGCATACACGGGCGCGATCGCGATTTCGCTTGCGATCCATGGGTGGAAGGTGATCGCTGTCGAGCCAGTGCCCGAAAACCAGGAAATGATTGCCCGAAATCTTCATTTGAATAATGTTCAGAGACGAGTGCGAGTAGAAGGTCGAGCCGCGAGCACCGCGGACTGGATCGATATCCACTACGGCTACGAGGGCACTCACAAGTACGTCGGCAACCTTCACGGGAGTGGACCGAAAGAGATACGCGTCCAAGGGGTGACGGTGTCCGACCTGATCGAGAGATACGGCCTCAGGCAAGTCGATCTCGTGAAAATCGACTGCGAGGGATGCGAATGGGGTGTCCTCCGGGACACAGCGCTTGCCAAGATCCCCCGCATCGTCGGCGAGATTCACAGCCGTCCCCAGGAGGCGCTGATCGATCTTCTTCCCCAGCATCACATCGAGTTCATTACCGAGTTCGTGTTCCATGCGGTACTCGCGTGACCGTGTCACCATCCGATCGATTTAGTAGTTTTACCTCGGTGAGCGAAGGAGCATTCGATGAGTTTCGGCCAGGCTCGCGTGTCCTCTGGATCGACCATGACGACAAGATCGACTGGCTTGGGACAGTGACCGCCCTCCGAACATCGATGAAAGCCGTCGTCGTGAAGCTCGACAGCGGCGGGACATTCACCGTTCCGATCGCGGAGCTACGACTGGCGGGACAGGGAGCAGATAATGAGTGAAGTTGCGGTCACGGACGCACACGAGCTGATCGGTCCGGATGGCTCGATCATCGATCTGCGTGACCCCGGTAGCTGCGCGCTAGCGCTCGACGACATGCAGCGGCTGAAGGCGATGGTGCGCGATCTCGAGGGTCAGCTGAAGCAGGCGCTCGTCGAGCACTCGGCGACGATCGGCAAGAAGACGTTCGAGGTCTCTGGAGTCGGCAAGGTCGAGATCAAGGGCGACACGGTAAAGAAGATCGATCCGCTCGGACTGGCCACTGACCTGCGGGCTGCTGGCTGCCCCGAGGATCGCATCAGCGAGATCATCCGCGAGACCATCGAGTACAAGGTCGTCGCCGTCGAGGCGAACCGCGCGGCCAAGGCGAACCCGGACTACGCCGCTGCGGTCGAGGCCAACACCGTGATCGAGGAGAAGAACCCGACCGTCACGGTCCACAGGATCGGCGGGGCAAAGCGGCGACCGCCTGCGAGCCGCCCGGAGGGGATTGAAGACAGCCCATCCGCCTCCGACCCCGCCGATGTATCCGACGACGCCATGCCGTGGGAATGAGAGCCAAGAACTCGTTTTGGCTGGACGGCGGCTACGACTTTGAGATCGTCCAGGCCTGCCCGAAGCACCCCGGCCATGACTGGTGGACGTTCCGGCTCGGTGACGTGGTCGAGCACTGCCACGACCCGAACGAGCTGATGACGATCTGCCGTGCCTGCTACGTGCCTCGGTGCGGCGCCACGATGGATGCCGACCGTTGTACGCTCTGGCGGCACCATTCGACTGCACATGTTCTGGAGTCAGGTAGGCGTGAGCCAATGGGGTTCACCCTGACGGGGGCGTCGTAATGGTCAATTCTCAGTCGGCTGAGAAATGATCGTCATCGACGTCGGTTGCATGACCCGGGGCCCTGAGGAGAGCGTGCACAAGTTGGCCGCGCGCTTCCGGCCGGAGTTGCTGCTCGGCTTCGATCCTGACCCCGGTCTCGAGGAGGGCTACTGCTACAACGGCCCGACGCTCGTGATCCGCCGCCAGGCTTGCGGGTGGATGGCGCCCGGGCAGCTACCAGTCGTGCTCGATGGGATCACAACCCGCGTCGACACCACACTGCCGCAGGGTGGTCGCGTCTGGGTCGACTGCGTCGACATCGGTGGTCTGGTCATGTCGCTGCCGAAGCCGATCGTGCTCAAGCTCGACTGCGAGGGCTCTGAGGATCAGATCCTGCACAGCATGATGCGGAGAGATGCCGACCAGCGGCTCGAGCTCCTGCTCGTCGAGTGGCACTGCCGCACCTGCGGCACCGGCGGTGGCACTCACGCCGACGATTGCGCGATCGCCGACATGACGACAGTCGATGGTCTCAGATGCCCAGTAGAGGAGTGGAAGTGAAGAAGAAGAAGCGCCTGCGGCGAGTTCCAGAGGGATCGGCCGAGATGACGTTCCACGTTCGTCACGCCGAGCGAGTCCGTCGCATCATGCGGCAGCGCAGCAAGAGAGAGGGAAGCCGTGAGCAGCAAGCGTAAGAGCGGATCCCCAAGCACGGTCTACGCCAACGACCCACTGCGCGGCAACAAGCTCGAGCACCAGATCGCGAAGCTGATACGCGCCAACTGGGATCACCGCAAGATCGCCAAGCGCTTCGACGTCAACAAGCGCGTGGTCGATCAGGTCGCCGACAAGATCACACGATGAACGAGAGGCTCGTTCACTTCATCTGGCTCGGCGGCGAGTTCCTCTGGGGACACGCACGAGCGATGAGCACCGCGCATCTGCACGGAGCCCCGATCATCGTGTGGTGCGCCTCCCCCATTCCTCGGTGGCGCGTCGCCGATCTCAAGGTGAACTGCGGCGTTCATGTTGAGGAGAGGACTTTGGAATTGCCAGATCGTCTGCGTGATCACCCGATCCGCCTTGCCAATGTGAAGGATCTCTACGCCTGGCAGATCCTCTACGAGCACGGCGGGCTATACCTCGATCTCGACACGATCAGCCTTGCCCCGGTCTGGGATCTTCTCGACCGCGATGTCCTGATCTCTTCGGAGCACGAGCCTGGATTCGACGCCGGCCATCCGTACAACTCGGCCGTGGTGGCGGCTCATCGGAGCTGCGTCGTCGTGCGCGAGCTCGCCGAGCGCGCCGAGGAGATCCTCAAATCCGGTGAGTCGACCTGGGGTGCGATCGGTCCGCATCTACTCACGGAGGTCGTGGGCAGACACCCGGGCGCCTTTTCGATCGCACCCTTCGGAGCTCTCTCCGGCTGGCGTGACGACACCATCTACCGCTACTACGACGGCGAGCCACCGCCGGAGGGAACGCGCGTAATCCACTGCTACTCCTCCTCGCGACCGGATCGCTTCGCGGCGGATCGCTGGTGGCCACAATGAGGCTTCGCTGCCTGTTCGGTCTGCACAACTGGGTCCCGGCCGCGGCGCCGGGCCTCTACCGATGTCTCTTCTGTGGGAAGTTCCTGCGATGAACCGCTGCACGCTCTCGCTGAATACGGGCGAGAGTCTGACGTTCGCCATCGAGACAGAAGGGCTCTGCGGCATCTGCCTGAAGGAACCCTCGGCGGAGCATCTCGACATGACCCTGGCCACCGGACGTATTCACAAAGGCGAGCCCGAGTCGGTCCGCGTAACAATGTGTCGGCACTGCTTGAGCGAACACGCCCCGCAACTGCTAGCGGTACTGGAGGCCAAAGCATGAGTCAGGAGCTGATCTTCTGCCCACTCTGCGGCAACGTCATCCATCGGCATTTCCGCACGTCGGTAGCGACCACCGTGCGAGTGCCGTCGCGCTCGCGCGACACCACGGCCGTCGTGGCGGAGCTCTATGCGAGGGCGCGCGAAGAGCGCAGTCAGGAACTCGCCGACGCCGAACAAGCCTGCGTTCTCCACTTCCAGACGAACCATCGTCTGCGCTTCAGGCTCTGGGAGCGCTTCCGCAAGCCCTGGCTGATCATCTGGCCGCGGCGCCACAAGTCTGCCCCTCTACCCGACCAGCAGATCTTCGAGCCACTGCAGTTCCTCAAGAGCCGATGAACGTCTCGGCGATCGTCGTCACCCGCCCCGGTCGCAGGATCGACCTGCAGCCGATCCTCGATACGTTCCCGCCAGAGTGGGAGCGCATCGTGTGGCGCAACGGCGAGCGGGTCGAGTTGCATTGGGCTGACCCGCCGGGGTCATTCAAGGAACTGGATCGCGTTCCCGACGTCGGGCCGCACGGGCGGTTCTCGGCGATCGGGTACGCAAGTCACGACCTGATCTACGTTCAGGACGATGACGTGATCGTGAGCGACCCACAGGAGATCGTTGGATGGTACGAGCGTTGGATGGCAACAGACGACGCGCCGTACAAAGAGGAGGGATACGTCGTCTGCAACATGCCACCTGAGTTTCGTCAGCACTACCCCGACTCTGCCATGGTCGGCTTCGGCGCCGCCTTTCATCGCAATGCGCCGCCGACAGCCTTCGTGCGTTTCTTCAAAAAGCACCCGACCATGGCAGTCGACGACCCGCTCTTCCTGCGGGAGTCATGCCGGGCGTTCACAACCCTGACTCCTCGTGTCCTAGTCGATGTACCGAAGACCGACCGTGAGTTCGCGTCCGATCCTGATCGCCTGTGGAAGCAGCCCGATCACATCGAGATGCGCGAGCGCATGCTTGTGTTGGCGAGGGAAGCCCGTGACAGCTGAGCCACTCATCCACGTCCTCGTCGTGCCAGAGCATCTCGGCCGTCGCGAGATCGCTCCCGGGCCACAGCCGCGCTGGTGCTTCAGCTGTCGCAAGCGGACGACCTTCAGCGGCGCGCAGCACATCCCAGACGATCCGATGAGCTACTACGGGGCTTACTGGACGATCGACTGCGACGAGTGTGGCGAGACGAACGGCGACTGCTTCCCTGGAACATGGAGAGAGGCGATATGAAGGACATGATCCACATCATCTGGGCCGTCGTACTGGGTGGTGCGCTAGGCATCGCTATCGCCGAACTATGGAAGCGGCTGCTGTGACTGAGGCCGAGACGGTAGCCCTGCTCGTCGACCTGCTTGAGTCCCGTGAGCCCTTCTGCCACGTCCGCTTCGGCGACGGCGATGTCTTCTTTGCCACCGGCACCGGACCAACGCTCACGGCGGACGGCGAGGAGTGGTCGTCGGGTCTGCAGTGGCAGCTGATCAACGCCTGGGGCAGGGTCGCCATCGCTCGTCATCGCCTGCTCGTCGGCGATGTCAGCTCCTACGCGGTCGACGACGGCTGCGGCCACGAGTGGGACGTGATGCGCGAGTACGCCGTCTATCTCCGCGGCAAGGATCTCTCCCCCATGGAGCTCGTGCACATCGAGGCCTTGCGTGCCGGCTTCGGATACGCACTCCCTGCCTACCAGGCGATCGCCGCCGACCCGCGCAAGAAGCTCTACATCGGGCCCAAGGTGCTCGAGCCCGCCGCCGAGATGCTCAAGGCCGATTTCCGCGAAGTCCCGCTGCACGTCGCATGGGAGCCGCGCCCTCGCCGGGACGCTCTAGAGGGCTTCGAGGAGTATGAGGTGATCCTCTTCTCCGCCGGCCGCGGCGGCAAGATCATGCAGGGGCAGATCTGTCACTCCGGCCATCATCCGGTCACGCAGATCGACATCGGCTCCGGGCTCGACATTCTCTTCGGCGGCGTGAAGCGCGGCACGGACGCCGGCGTTGACATCGACGCGCTGAAGGCGCAGTACAGAGATGCGGGGCTCTTGTGAGCGAGACGTTCGTTGTTCCAGATGCGCACGGCAACGGCACGCTCGTCCGCGGGCTGTTGAAGCAGGAGGGCTTACCTCGTCCTGGCGTTTTCGTCGTCCAACTCGGAGATCTTGCCAACTGCGTACTGGAGTCCGAGGCCGATGACATGGACGCGCTATCGATCGTGGGCGACGGGATCGATCTGATGCTGCTCGGCAATCACGAGGCTCCAATGCTCAATTCCGACTACTCCGCCCGCTTCGTGGGCTTCTACCAACATGCCTCCGTCCACCACATGATGAAGCATCTCGTCAGCCGCGACGCGATCCAGCTGTCGTATGTCGCCGACGATGTGCTAGTTACACATGCTGGGCTCTCGAGCTACTGGGGGAGACCTGACAAGACGGCCGAGGCCGCGCATCAGAATCTCGAGCACGCGTGGCGCAGTGGGAGCTGGCGCCACGATTCGATCGTGATGGCTTGTGGTCGCGCGCGCGGCGGCTTCAACGCCGAAGGCGGCATCCTCTGGTCAGACTGGAGCGAGCCGAAGCGATCTGCGTTCCCGCAGCTTGTCGGACACAGCGTCGGCGAGGAGATCAGGCGGAAGAGGTCGGCGATCTGCATCGACCTCGGAGCCGGCAAGCAGCGCACCCGCATCGCAGGGGCATGGATTCGGGATGGCGAGATCACAACCGTCGAGTACAGAGAGGCGGGGCTTCTGACATGAGCCCATCCAGCGGAGCCCGGTCAGGGACCGTACCGAGCCGCAGCCAGCGGGGCGCGGGCGACGGTCGCATGAGCACGACCACGCACAAGCTCAGTTGCGGTCACCAGACATTCGAGGCTCCAGTCAGCGCGGGCCCGAGCGGCAAGTGGTACCGCTGCCCCGAAGGCTGCGGGCTGCAGAAGCAGAAGGGTCGGTAATGGCCGAGCTCGATGCTCCAGCCAAGTGCCCCTTGCTGTGTCGGCTTGGCTTGCATCGTTTCTCGTTCTACGACCGAACTATCAAAGCGCCATCCGGCCGCCAGGCGAGGGTGATCACGTACGTCTGGTGTCGGAGGCTGTGCCCAGCCTATGGCCAGCCCGTAGCCGTCAACGTCGACACAATCATCATCTCCCGAGAGCGCGAAAGGAGAAGCGCATGAGCACCGCAAAGCAGCCCACCCAGCCACCGCAGTTCGACGCCGGCGCATTCGCCAAGCACGCGGGCATCACCCCTGCTGACATCGCGAACTTCCAGAAGTGGAAGCAGTGGGTCGGCGGCGAGCTCGCATTCGACGGGGTCGGTCTCAGGGATGTCGTGGCAACGAACGCCACCTTCCTGAATGCCGTGAAGCAGAACGTCGATCAGAACGGCGCCGGGATCGTAAGCCTGGAGGAGCGCGTCACCGTATTGGAGGCCCGCCCCGCGGTCCCTTTCCCGGCATCTGGACAACTCAAGGATGGAGGAACATAGAGAGCTGGCGCTCAGACGTCCCTGGCACGATCGCTCGCATCAAGGCGCGCCCGGAGAACTTCAAGTGGGTCCTGGTCGAGCACGGCGAGACACCGGAAGCCCTGAAGCCGCAGATCCTGTCGGAGTGCCACGCCCAGGGATTGATGTGCGGCATCTGGGATCCAGCCGTCGAGTTCGATAGCGCGGTGCAGGTCGCTGCCAATTTCGACTGCTGGGTCGGCCAGGTCGAAGGTCCGAATCAGTACGACCGCTGTCTGCAGAACATCGACCCGCTGCGCCAGGCGCACCCGGTGCCGTACCCAGCGGCGATCGTGACGAACTTCGGCGGCCTCGGCACGGCCGATCTTGCCAAGCCGTTCATCGACGCCGAACTCTTCTGTATCACCGAGGCGCACATCGGCGAGGGCGACGTGGTCGACAAGACTGAGGATCGACTGGCCTACGCGGCGAACGTGCTCAAGTGGCCAGGGCCGCAGCCGATGGCTGGTCTCGGCGGCGGCGTCTCGCTGTCCCAGTACACCACGCTGAAGCAGCACTCGGGCTGGAGCGCCTTCGCCGCCGAGGAGCTACTCACATGAGGAGCTAGCGATGTCCTACCCCATGACGTGGCAGCGGGTCGTGAACCGCAACCGCCTGCAAGACGGAGACTACGGCAGCAAGATGTCGGGCCTCAACACGAAGCCGTGGGATCGAGAGGTGCTCGCGCGCTTCAATGACGACGCCGACCGCGTGGATCTGCTGCTCGGCCAACGCGAAACGGTCTGTCGCGAGATCGACACCCTGAACAATCGATGGGGAGCGTTGCTCGGCGACATCCGTCGCCTCGAGCAGGACGTCGTCGACGAGCAAGCGATCGCGAAGCAGATCGCTCACCGTCTGGGTATCGCCGACGACTTCGTCGCGGCAGTGCTCAAGGAGTTCATGAGCATCTAGGCTTGTCGTCAAATTTCCAAAAGAGGAGCAAAGATGAAACGGATCGCAGCGCTGCTTGTCCTGTTCGTTGCAGGGCTGGCTGCCGCGACGCTGTTCACACAGGCAGCCGTCGCACATAACGGACAGATCTCGATCTCGTGCGAAGAGGTCACGTTCAACTTCAGCAGCTTCCCGACCGGACCGAGCACGATCAACTGGACGGTGACCGTGGATGGGAAACCGTCGACAGGCACGTTCTCCATCGGCCAGTCGGCGACCGAGACCGTGCCACTGCACCTGGCATCGGGGCGTCACCACATCAGTGCGTCTGCAACGTGGACGGTCGACGGTGGTGGCTCGACCAGTTTCGAGGCCGACCTGCACTGCGGATCGACGACAACGACGACAACCGAGCATCCGCCTCCTCCGCCGCCGACGATCACAGTCACGACGACAGTGACCTCGCCGCCTCCACCGCCTGTCACCAACATCGTCACGACGACAGTGACTCAGCCCGCGGCGACGGTGACTCAGCCGGCGAAGATCGTCATCAAGTACAGGACGCGAACGATCGTGAAGTACAAGACGAGGGTGAAGGTGATCCACAGCAAGTGCAGCTGCGCGCCAGGCACAAGGCTCTGGCATGGGAAGTGCCACGCGATCGTCACAGGGAGTGGATAGGAAGCCGGTGAGCGTTCGAGCCCCAGTCGGACCCAAGCCGCATCCCGGTGACAAGAAGCGGCGCCTCGCTCTGCAGGAGCTCTACGACGAGCTGCCGAAGATCGACTGCAAGCAGCAGTGCTCCGAGTCCTGCGGTCCGGTCTTCATGACGCGCGTCGAATGGCAGAGCGTCTGCCGCGTGGTCGGCGAAGAGCGAAAGGGCGACGCAGATCTCACCTGCCCGATTCTTGAAGAGGGGCTCTGCTCGGCCTACGAGGTGCGGCCAATGCTCTGTCGTCTCTGGGGCGTCGTCGAGTCGATGAAATGCCCCTGGGGCTGCATCCCAGAGCGGTGGCTCACTGCCGATCAGGGTCACGAGTTCCTCGCGCGGACAGCCGAGATCGGATCGTGAGGGGAGAGGTGGCACACGTCGACGTGCTCTACGTTGCCTGGAACCGCCGCGAGTTCACAACCGCGACCTGGGCCTGGATGATCGCGCACACCAACTGGAAGCTCGTCAACAAGCTCATCGTCTACGACGACGGCTCGAGCGACGGGACGCTTGAGTTCCTCCGCGAGCAGACCGAGAAGGGGAAGATCCCACTTCGTCGCTCCACGCGCGACGTGCCGATCGAACTGCGCCTCTCGAACACGGGCTCGCCGCCGGCGATCATGAACCACTATCTCACGACGGCGGAGGCCGAGTTCTTCGCGAAGATCGACAGCGATATCGCACTTCCCGGCAGCTGGCTCGACCGCTTGCTCGATGTCATGCACCAGCATCCCGAGCTCGATCTGCTCGGAATGGAAGCGGGCATGGTCGCGCTCGACGGACGCGACGGCAAGAACTACGAGCGCTACGACGCCTCCCCTTGCTCGCACATTGGCGGCGTCGGCTTGATGCGCGTCTCGGCCTTCAAGTCGCGACCGGAGATTCCCTATCGCGGCAGGTTCGGATTCGGGGAGTGGCAGGATCGCTACGAGCCCACGCGGGCATGGATCGAACCGGATCTACTGGTGCCCCAACTCGACCGCGTTCCGACGGAGCCCTGGGCCTCTCTCACGGAGGAGTACATCGAGAACGGATGGAGTCGCCCGTGGCCGAAGTACGACCCCGACTGGATGCTTCCCTATTTCAACTGGGTCAATCTTGAGCCAGAGGTGACCGGGTGAATAACCGGGTGAAGAACGAGAAGGCAGCGCTCTGGCGGAACCGTGCCAAGTCGCTCAATGACCGGGCGCGAATGTTCCAGGCTGACGGGCACTTCACTCCTTCAGATCTGCGAGAGATCGTTCGTCGCGACGGATCGATATGCGTCTACTGCTCGCTGGCACTCGACTACTCAGTCGCCGGAGATAACTCCCAGAACGCCGCCAGCTTTGACCACATCATTCGCCTGACAGATGGTGGCTCGAACACATTCGAGAACGTCGTCTGCTCCTGTCGTGGATGCAACCAGCGTAATGCGAAGGAATCGACACGCGACCCGCAGGCAGCGGCGCTGGAGCGTCTCCGGTGGTTCCTCTCGCGCAAGGCACAGCGGAGGGAGGTCGCATGAATCTCGTAGCCAGCATGATCGTGAAGAATGAGATCGGACGCTACCTCCAGCCTTGCATTCGGCATTTGCTCTCCTACTGCAACGCGATCGTCGTTCTCGATGACCATTCGGATGACGGGACATTCGAGTGGCTGCAGGGGCAGGGCCGCGTAACAGTCGCGCGCAATCAGGGCCCGGCTTTCTACGAGCACGAGGGCAAGGCTCGGCAGGAGCTCTACCACCTCACGATGGAGGCTAAGCCGACACATGTCTTAGCCATCGACGCGGACGAGTTCGTCGGCGACCCGAGCTGCGTGCGCCAGGCATGCGCGAGTGGTGTCGAGGTGGCAACGCTCACGCTCTCCGAAGTCTGGGCTGCCGATGAGAGCAATCTCTCGATCCGGGTGGACGGGCTGTGGCGCGCGCGCACCGTGCCGATCCTCTATCAGCCGCAGCCCGGCTGGACGATCAAGGACAAGGCGCTTGCGTGCGGCCGGGAGCCAACGCAAGTAGTCGAACGCTACGGCCGCGCCAAGTCGGCCGGATCATCCATCCTCCACTTCGGCTGGACGAGAAAGAGCGAGCGGATCGCACGCGCCGAACGCTATGACGTCCACGACGGCGGCAAGTACCACCAGGACGCCCATCTGCGCTCGATCCTCTGGGAAGAGCAGCAGAACCGGAGGCTACGTCTCCAGAGCACCTTCTGGCCGGTGGAGCTGTTCGAGCACGCCGAGGAGATCTGCGCCATTGCCAACCGCTAGCGGTACTAGCCTTCCGAGATGCCAGCGACGCGCTACCCGAAAAGGAACGTGCATGAGATCGTCGTCGAGAACACGATGCGGGGGTACACCTACAATGCGCGCGGCGCAGATGGTCGTATCGTCTATGAATCTCCACGCTACTTCCGCTCGGCGCAAGCTGCGCGCGCTGAGATCGTGTCACGGTGGGGACAAGAGATGAGGATCGCCTACAGATGAAAATTCCGAACTGGTACGAGCTCCTGGTCCTCGGCCTCGCGGTCTGGAGGACGTTTCAGCTGCTCGCCTTCGATGAGATCGCTCAGCCCTTGCGCGGTCGCCTGCTCCGCATGGGGAACTGGCGCGAGGAGGGTGACCCCGTGCCCGAGAACTATCGCGTGGAATGGGCGAAGTTCATCACCTGCCCGTACTGCGCCGGCACCTGGACCGCGCTCGCCTGGTGGGGAGCCTGGCAGCTGAGCCAGCACTGGACGATGGTCGTCGCCTCGCTGGCAGCGCTGGCGACCCTTCCAATTGCAGGCCACAAGGTGCTCTCACGGGAACAGGATCGATGAGGAGGAACGTGCGCCCGCCGGGCGCACGTTCCTCGTCATCGAATTGGGCAGCGGTGAGACGACGCCAGCGTCATGCCAGGCGCTGGGTGCCCACGTAGGTCGCTAGGGCTGTTCTCCTTTCGGGCCAGAGCGACACGGTACGGACTCGCCGCATCCAATGTCGTCCGCTCACCTTCCTTACACTGGGGCCGTGCCATGTGGGTGCCGGCAAGGTCGCAGCGTGCCTCAAACCGCTGAGCAAATCGCCATTGAGGAGGCGAAGGCTGAACGTCGCCGTCAGCGGGTAGAAGAGATCGCGCGCCGTCGAGCTGATCGCGAAGCTCAGCGTCAGGCCGCATTCGAGGCGCGCCGAGCGGCAAGGGCGCGCTAAATGGCGATTCCAACCACCAGGCCAAATCGGCATCCGCGGATCCTGACGGCATCGGCGATGAAGATGCCGTCGAGTCGCGAGCAGCCCGGTCAGGCGCGGAGGCGCAGCAAGGACTGGCAGAAGATGGCCTTCCTCTACGTGAAGCTCGTGCCCGAGCTGAACTACGCGTCGCGCTTCTACGCGAAGCTGCTGAAGCAGCTCAAGATCTACCCGGCGATGCTCGACGACGCGGGCAAGATCGAGCGCATCACCGAGGGCCCTCCTGTCCAACTGCTGAACCGAATCCAGGATCCGGGCGGCGGAATGTCAGGCATCCTCGGCTCATACGGACGCTTGATGTTCATCGTCGGCGACGGGGTGCTCTTCGGGCGCGATCTCGACGAGGACACCGAGACCTGGGCATTCCTCGCCAAGGATGAGGTCACGGAGACGGAGGACGGCGGCTACCTCTGGAAGTCAACTCCCGAAAGCACTGGCGTCAAGTACACGCCCGAGCAGGCGGTTGGCTATCGGATGTGGACTCCTGACCCAGAACATTCCGGCGAGCCCGAGTCGCCGATGCGAGCAATCCTCGAGGTTGCCGAGGAGCTTCTGCTCCTGACGAAGACCGTGCGCGCGACGGCTGTCACGCGCATCGTCAACGGAATCCTGAAGGTCCCGAGCGAGCTCTCTTTCGGAGCTGACGAAGCGGGCACGGACGATGATCCAGAGCAGAACCCATTCCTAGCCGACCTGATCGACCACATCGCGGGCGCGATCGAGGATGCTGGGTCAGCAGAAGCCGCGACGCCGTTCATGGCCGAGGGCGCGCAGGAGTATCTCGCCGCGCTCGAGTGGATCAAGATCCACGATCCGCAGACGGACTACATGGAGCAGGGCCTTCGCAAGGAGGCGATCGAGCGCCTGGCGCACGGGCTCGACTTCCCGTCTGAGTACCTGATGAGCCTCGCGAACGTGAACCACTGGAGCGCGCGCACGATCACGCACGAGATGTGGAGAACGCACGGCGCACCCGTGGCCGAGCAGTTCGTCGACGACGTCTGCGAGTCGTACCTCCGCCCGGGGCTTCGCGAACTCGGCTACGAGGACTGGAAGCGCGTCATCGTTGTCTACGACGATGCCAATGTGGTCACGCCGGTCGACCGCACGGATGACGCAGACGATGCGGCCAACCACGGCAACATCAGCAACAAGGGCTATCGCCTGATGAAGGGCATCGATGAGTCGCTGGCACCGAGCGAGATGGAGACGAAGATGTACCTCGCGGTCAAGCTCCGCGAGCCCGCCTTCCTCGAGGGCACGCCGTACGAGATCGTGGCGCCCCAGCCCGCTGCGATGCCTCCCGGGCCAGCCCCTGTCGACAAGAACGCGCCGCCGGCTGATGAAGGTCCGCCCCCTCCGGGGAAGGCTGGCGTCTCGCGCGAGGAGTCGCGCGCGTCGGCACTCAACGGCGCCGCCTATGCCTCCCTCCTCCGCTGCCGGGAGGTCGCCGGTGCGCGAATCCGTCAGGCACTCGGCCGCAAGGGCACATGGAAGATTCAGCCGCCCGAACTCGAGCTGCTCAACGGCCACAAGAACGCAGAGGTCGCAGCGATCCTCGGCGCCGACACGCTCGAGCGCTACGAGCTGATCGCGCTCGACCTCGTGAAGGGCGGTTCCGAGTCGTTCGTGACGATCGCGCTGGAGTGGGGCATCGACAAGACGCAGGCCATGGCGCTCGGACAGGCGATCGAGGTCACGGCAATGCGGACGCTCTGCACCACGGGTCTTCCGGCTTTCCCGTCTGGTTTCTTCGCGCAGATCGCGCGCGCAAGCGATGTCTCAAGCGAGATCGGCGAGGAGGGTGTCGTGCGCCGCAACAACGAGGCGCTCGCACGTCTGGAGCAGATGCTCCCGATCTCGTCCATCGCGACGCTTCGCTAGCTCGTCTTTACACCGTCCGACACTCCAGCTACTCTCGCGGCCATGTCTTTACAGAGAGGAGTGCTCTCATGCCGGTGAAGGAAATCTGGAATCTCCGTCTTACGCCCGAGACGAAGCGTCGCTGGTCGGAAGTCGCGCAGGAGCGAGGATACGACTCTCTCTCCGACTACGTTCGCTCGGTCGTCACCGAGGACGCGCTCTCCCAGGAGGAAGATCTCGCGGGCATGAAGACCTGCCTCGCGTGCGGGAACGACATCCCGATGGACGCGCAGAAGTGCCCCGACTGCAGCAGCGACCAGACGGACTTCGTGCTCGACACGGGGGACGTCGGCGAGTACGGCATGAGCGAGGAGAAGAGCGAGGAGCTCGCCGTCGCCGAAGCCCCGCCAGCAGAAGACGAGGCCGAGGCCGAGCTGCAGAGCGAGCCCTGGGAAGGCGTCATGGGCACGATCGGTTCACCGACGACCGATGGCCGCTACTTGATCCCGGACAAAATCGGATCACGCGAACTGCCGGTCGAGTTCCACATGCAGCCGCAACTGGCCGACGGCCACGACGGCGCAGTCCCGGTTGGCCGGATCGACTCCATCGAGCTCATCCCGTTCTCGCAGTTCGATCGCGCAGACGAGTTCTACGACGAGGAGCAGCTCGCGAGCATGCCCGAGCATGCCGTCGTCGTCTGGGGCGAAGGTGAGCTCAACGGGCCGAGCATGCCCGAGGCAAAGCGCCGGATCGAGAACGGCGCGGACGTCTCCATTGACGGCCTCCAGATGGACGGCACGCTCTGGGACTCGGAGACGTACGCCGAGATCGATACCGAGGACCTCGGCCTCGATCAGATCCTCTCCGGGCTTTCCACTGGCGAGTACATGCAGGGCCTCTCCGGAGACATCGGCGGTCTGACGATCGTCTCGATCGGCGCCTTCAAGGAGGCGCGCGTGGTCACGGCGAGCGCCAGCCTCCGGATCGTCGAGACGAAGAGCACGGTTGCGGAGCGCTTCGCAGTTCTCGTCGCCGCGGCCGGCCCGATGAAGCCGCCCAAGGAGTGGTTTGAGGACCCGCTGCTCAAGAAGCTGACACCGCTCAAGATCAGCAAGGACGGCCGCGTCTTCGGTCACCTGGCCGACTGGAACGGCTGTCACGTCGGCTTCCTCGGCGTCTGCGTCCCGCCCTTCCAGTCGCCCTCGAACTTCGCCTACTTCAATGTCGGCGAGATCGAGACGGCAGAGGGAGATCTCGTTCCCTGCGGCAAGCTGATGTTCTCGATGGACGGCGGCAAGCATGCGCCGACGGATCCGCGACTCGGCTACCAGGAGATCATGCGCCACTACGACGACGCCACGAAGGTCGGCGCGTTCGTCAGGGCTGGCGCAGATCGCTTCGGCACCTGGCTCGCCGGCGCCCTGCGACCCGGGCTGAACGACATCGAGATCCAGCACCTCCGTTCGCATCCGCCGTCGGGCGACTGGCGCCCGATCCGCGGTGGATCATCAGAGCTGCTCGCGGCCTTCGCAGTCGCAGTGCCTGGGTTCCCGATCCCACGCGGCGAGGCGCTCGTTGCCTCGGCCGGTGGCGACATCAGCGCGATCATCACGGCCCCGCTCGCGATCGACGAGAAGGAGAGCGAGAGGTCTCGGCGTCGCCAGCAGCGGCTCAGTGAGGCCATGGGTATTCGGACGGGGGAGAAGTCCCGCGCCGAGATGCGTCGCGAGCTCGCCGCCAAGATGGCCGGAGGAAAGAAGAAGATGCCCCTGGCCGAGATCCCGCTGTGGATGACAGCGGATGAACTCAGCGAGCTGGCGATGGACCATGCCAAGGCTGCCGACTGGGCCCAGCAGGTCGTCGACCTCGGGAACAAGCTGGTCGCGCATGAGCACGAGGCACAGGCGGAGGATGCGAAGGAAGGCGAGAAGCCGGGCATGGCCTTGATCGAAGCTCTCGCTCCTTCAGCTGACCAGCGTCGTCAGTGGGCGAAGTCGGGCATCGCCATGTCTGACGGCTCCTTCCCGATCACCAAGTGCTCGGGCGCCGGAACTTCCGCCGAGAACGCACGTCGGGCAATCGGCCGAGCTCCGGCAGCTAAGCGCGCTTCCGTCAAGGCCCACATCTCCACTCGCGAAAAGGCCCTCGGCTGCAGTAGCGACTAGGCGACGCCAAGATGCCGCCAGCAGATATTCGTCGACATGATCGGGTGAATCACGGCTCGCCTAGTGAGGTCGACGTCGAGCGCGTGCGTATTCATGGCGAGGGCTGGCGCACCGTACCCAGGGTTGACGGCAGCGGTTCGCTGCCCGACCCTCTGACCACCGCGCTCCACATCGCGCCGACCGATGACACGCTCTCCGAGGTTCTGACGATCGTTCTTCCGGCCGGGTACTTCGACAACGGTGGCTCGGGCGTCTTCAAGATCACCGACGAGAACGGCGTCGTGCTCTTCTCGACCGACAATACTGGCCACGTAGCGTTGCGCGCCCCGAGCGCACAGATTGCCCAACTCACTCTCAACGATGTTGACAGCGACGGGTCGTTCTCCGCTGATAGCCACGGACAAGTTCAAGGACAGTTTCTCTGTCCAGGAACAGCCCGACGGAACGCTCTCATTCTTTGGCCAGGTGCAGACGGCTCAGCCGGTCGTACCTCTGACCACGCCGAACGTCCAGCAAGTCATCGACGCACTTGTCAACCTCGGGCTGGTCGCCCAGCACGACTGACGTAGGACGCGAATCGAGATTCTGATCCCGACGAGAGTCGCCGCGCGCATCCAGGCTCATCCGAGTCGGGAGCATCTCTGGCCTGCGCTGATCGAATCGCTTGCTCCGCTCCCCGTCGAGGTGAGCGTCCACTCAAGTGAACCGCCGAGTCCCTGGGCTGGCTACAAGCAGGCGCTCACCGATCCACCGAACTGCACGCATCTGCTCGTGCTGCAGGAGGACGTCCAGGTCTGCCGCAATTTACCGCTAGCGGTAGAGAGGATCGCTGACGCGAAACCTGACAATCCTGTCTGCCTTTTCCTCAGCTGGCTGCCACCGCGTCTCGCGAAGGACGCGCGTCTCGCGGCGAAGATAGGTCAGCGCTACATCCAGGTGATGCCAGCCAACTTCTGCCCCGTGGTCGCAGTGCTCTGGCCGGTAGACGCCGCCGCTCGCTTTCTCGACTGGTCATCCCGCGCGAAGCTGCCAGGGCATCCCGGTCGAGTAGGTTCGGACGACGCGGTGCTCGGCGACTGGATCAAGCGGATGCGCGAGGTCGTCTGGATCACGGTGCCGAGTCTCGTCGAGCACCCCGACATGGTGCCCTCAGTGAAGGGTCGGAATAACGTCGGTTGGGGCAAGGACAAGAACCGCGTGGCGCTGAACTGGATCGGTCGCGAGCGAGATCCGCTCGAGCTCGACTGGTCGTAGCGGTACCGACCCACGCTCTCTTCATCATGGGTTGAAATCGCTATCAGAGTCGCTCGTCGTTGCGGTATCGCCTTCTGCCGCGGACGACAGTGGGTTGACATGGAAGACGCGATCTCCGAAGCAACCCTCGCCTGCCTCGAGGAACTGCCTGGCTTCGACCCTGACGTCTACGGCAGGGACATCAGCGGCTTCCTCGGCCAGCGGGCGAACTGGCGGCTGCTCGACTGGCAGCGGCGGGAGAAGGTGTTCAGCGTCCGCACCACCCGACGCGGCGAGGACGGAATCGAACGGAAGGTGCAGGAGCTCGTGCCCTGGCGTCCCGACATGCTCGTCGAGGCGTTCGGCCCAGTCGAAGACGTCGTCGACGACCTGGCGCTCGCCCACCGGAACGAACCCGCCGTCGTCGAACACGGCTACGAGCTCGTCGAAGCCCTTGACTTCCACCGCCGCCTCGTCAAAGCCAGGGCGAAATTCGCCGACGACCCGCTCCGCTGGCATGCCATCACAAGGAACGCGCGCCTCGTAGCCGCCGGCGCAGAAACGAGGATCGTGCATAACCAGGTGTACGTCGTAGGCTCTCCTCTCTCCCCCACCGAACGGCTGGCGATCATCGGCGCCGCCCGCGGCGAGACAAGCGACACGACAGCCGCCCGGCTACACAAAAGCCCTGAGACGATCAAGGCTCAGAAGCGGGCGGTAATTGCCCGGTTGGGCGCCCACAACATGACTCACGCCGTCGCGCTCGCCTTCGCGAAAAACATACTTCAGCCGTCCGATCTTGAGGCCGATCCCGCAGAGTAATTTCTCGGCCGGCTGAGAATCCGCTACCGCCAGCGGTTGACGTCGTCCGATGACCAAGCTATCTTGCCGCCCATCTCAGGCACTGCATAGCTCTGCCTGACGAAACGGAAGCTCCAAAGTCGACTTCCGGCGCATTCGTGTGTCGAGACCGCATAAGGAGTTTTCCAGACATGAAGACAAAGGACGCTTCCGGAGATCGTCTGTTTCCTGAGCTTCCCGAGGGCCTCTCGGGCATCTCGGACGAGGATCTCACTTCGTTCCTGCGTGAGCACGAGGCCGCTGCCGAGCTGATCAAGGTCGGCGACGAGGAGTTCCTCGACGGGCTCAACGCAGAAGAGATCGTCGCGGAGCTGAAGGTCGGCGCAGAGCAGACCCAGCGCATTCGCGACGCCCTTGCCTCCCGTGCCGAAGGGCAGGAGGAGTTCCGCAATGCTGTCGCCGAGCTCGCCGACGCGATCACCGGCTCCGCCTCCGAGGAGGACGGGGACGAGGGTGCCGAGGCCCAGAGCGGCGAGACGCTCGCCGAAGAGACCGATGGCGAGGGTGACGGCGCAGAGGGCGACGGGACCGAAGAGGGTGACGGCGCAGAGGGCGACGGTGGCGAAGAGGCCGCCGCGGCCGATGTCGTCGAGCTCTCGGAGAAGCGCAAGGTCGCGCTTCGTCGACCGCCTTCCCCGTCAGCCGAGCGTCGGGCTGCGATCGCCACGCACGGCACACCGCTGCTCGCAGCGGCAGGCCTGCAGGAGGTCCGCAGCGCTTCGGTCATGAACCGCAAGGAGTACGCACGAGCAATTCGCATCACGGCCGAGCGCCGAGGGCGTCCGACCAAGAGTGCGAACGGGGTCGAGGAGCGGATCCTCATCGCCTCGGCAAACTTCCCGTTCCCTCCGGATCGTCAGCTTCGCGCGGGCGATCTCGACGGAAACGCTGACAAGATCGGCGCAGTCATTCCGGGTTACATCCCGGGCGTCGGTCGGTTTAGCGGCGAGGCGCTCGTTGCCTCCGGCGGGCTGTGCGCACCGCTCGAGCCGATCTACACGATGCCGAACTTCGCATCGCCCGCCCGCCCGGTTCGGGACTCGCTCCCGACCTTCCAGGCGGATCGCGGCGGCGTGAACGTCCCGGCAGCGTCGTACATCGGCGACATCGACACGGCAATCACGGTGATCACCGAGGCCGAGGACGCTCTTGGCGGCACGTTCGCCACGAAGTCCTGCCAGGACCTCGACTGCCCGACGTTCACCGAGGTGCCCGTCACTGTCGTGAGCCACTGCAGGGAGTACGGGAACCTGAACGCGATGGCGTGGCCGGAGAAGATCGCGCACGAGAACGATCTGACGATGGCCGCACACTCGCGGACAGCAGACACGTACCTGCTGCAGCGCATCAAGGCCCTGTCCATCAACGTCACCGACTCGGTCGCCGCGACGCTCAACGCCTACGCGGCGTTGGTGTCAGCGCTCGAGCGGGCGACGTCGGCAACTCGGTTCCGCCTCCGCATGGAGCCCAGCGCACAGTTCCGCGCTCTGCTTCCGGCCTGGCTGCCGGATCTGCTCGTCGCCGACGCGGCGTTCAACCAGTTCGACCGCTACCAGGTCGAGGCGGGGCTGATCGCTCAGCTCGCCCGGCTCGGTATCTCCGTGACCTGGCACCTCGATTCAGTCGCCGGTGAGGCGGCGGCCACCGACTTCGCAGCAGAGGTTGGCGGCACGAGCCTCGACGACTTCCCGAACCAGGTGGAGTACGCGGTCTACGCGGAGGGCGCGTTCATCCACGTCGACTCCGGCTCACTCGAGCTCGGGCTCGTCCGTGACTCCACGCTCAACTCGACGAACGACTTCCAGCTCTTCGGGGAGACCTTCGAGAACGTCGCCCTTCTCGGGCCGGCGCAGAGCGCGCTGTGGATCAAACAGGACATCTGCCCGAATGGCGTCTTCCCGGCACTCGGGACGGCGATCACCTGCTCGTAAGGACCGAAGATCGGAAATGGGGAGATGAGGCAAAGATGACCACCACAAGTCACCAGAGCCTCATCTCCCCGTACGCCCACGAGGAGGTTCACTAGATGGCGATTAACTGTGGGCCGAGCTTCGGGCTTTGCGCGCTCCGCGTGACCTTGCTCGATGACGTCGGCAATGTTGCCGCAGGAAACAACACGTACGTCACCGACAAGCAGATCTCGCTCGCTTTCCAGCCGAACATCGACACAGGCAACACGTTCTCGCTGCGAAACGGGTGCGGCTGCTCTCTCGCCAAGTTCAAGGCGGAAGACGTCTTCAACTGGTGGGAGTTCACGTTCACCGACGGTGCTCTCGAGCCCGAACTCACCACGCTGATGGTGGGCGGGACGACGATCTCCGACGGCGGAACGGTCGGTCAGCACTTCCCGGGTGACCTCGCCTGCGACGAGGCTCGCCGTCAGGTCGCTCTGGAGATCTGGACCCAGCACATCGTGGGTTCCAACAAGGATGCGACCTTCCCGTACATCCACTGGGTCTTCCCGGCGTCCGTGTGGCAGTACTCGAGCAACACGGCTCAGGACGACTTCATGAATCCGGTGCTCACGGGCTTCTCGCGCTCGAACGAGCTCTGGGGCGGCGGCCCGTACGGCGACGGCCCCCCGGATGGTTCCGACGTTGGGTCGAACGGTTCGTACTGGAAGACCGCAGATCTTCCGCCGGCCGCCGACTGCGTCACGTCTGCTGTCACGCCAGGCAGCTAAGGACAAGAGGAGGAGGGTCAACAGATGAGCGTTACGGCAGTAGGGCCCGCTTATCCCCTGGTTGGCCCTCCTCCACATCGGCGAGAGCACGCGCTGCTCTCCATTCCGGGCGTCCTTGTCGACGACCCGTCGGATCCACCGCGCTGGCTGACCCAGGTCAACGTCATCGGCTACCCCGATGGCGTGCCACAGCTCTGGGAGGCCTGTTCCAGCGGAACGGATCGCGTAAAGGGCTCTGCCAGCCCGCGGCCGCAAGGGACGTTCAACCCCTTCGCGGCCGTGTTCCCGCTGGAGTGCTGGACGGCCAGCATCGGACCCTTCACAGAGTTCTACGGCCAGGCAGATGCCGCACTCGACGCAACGCTCTCGCACAGCATCGAGGAAGCGCTCGCCCAGGGCATCGACACCAACCCCTTCTTTGGAGACACGGGCTTCATCAGTCTCGGCCTGAACGTCTCGCCGATCATCGGTCTCGCGATGCTTGAGAACGCGATCGGCTTCGACACCGGGCGCGAGGGCATGATCCATGCCTCTCCGGCCATCGTCGCTCAGTGGACGTATGGCAACAACCTCTACATCGACGACGAGGGCGTGCTCCGCACCTACAACGACACGCCGGTCGCCGCAGGTAGCGGCTACATCGGCCGTCATCCGACAGGCGGCGGTGGTCTGCCGGCGGCGACTGCGACGAGCGACTGGGCGTATGCGACGGGTCCCGTCGAGGTCAGAGTCGAGGCGGAGCCGCGGCATCGAATCGAGGAGACGCTCGATCGCAACGACAACACCGTGATCGTGTACTCCGAGCGCTACGTCCTCGCCGAGTGGGACACCGCTCTGCAGGTTGGGGTTCTCATTGACTGGACGTTGTGAGCTACAGGACATCCGCCCAGATATGACCATTGCGAACCGCAGATACGAGCGACTGGCTGACTTCGAGATCGCGAGCAAGTCGCGTCCCGGAAAGTTCGCTCGCGCGAATAAATCGCACTCGGTCAGGGGTGAGCTTCGCGGCGCGCCGTTGATTCTCAAGCTGCGTGACCGCTTCAAGATGCGCCGCGTTCACGCACAGAGTCACGCGACAGAGATGGTCGAGTTGAAGTCCCTTCGGAACCGGGCCGATTCCGTTCTCGTAAGCAACACGGTGGGCCGCTCGGTATCGCCCGTGGATGTAGACGCGACCGTATCGTCCCGGCTTGCCGTCCCGACTTCCAGAGCGAGCTCCTACCCAGACATGGCATGGGCTTTCGTAACCCATGTCTCGAATCTCGAACTGAGACATCGGATCAGCACGAAGAGATGGGCGCACATGCTGCGCGGCGTACTGCGCAAGTTCGCCACAACCGCATCTGCACAGATTGGTCTCCATCGACTGGAGCACATGATGAATCTCGGATCGGACAATCGCTGCCGGGGGTGCTACCGCTAGGCCCTGACGCTCCCGTCGTGAGTGCCGGGGGCGTCGGAGGAGTGACGGGAGGCCTATGGCTGCCGTACGCGTTATTCGCTTCCTCCGTCGTCTCCTCGATGTAGACGACGCTGCGATCGCGGTCGGCAAGTTCCTCCAGGTCCGGGCTGGCGGAGCTGGCGAGCCGCCATTCGTCCACGAGTACGTCGTTGCTGGAGGGACCGGCGCGACCGGTGTCACCGGGGCAACAGGCGTTCAGGGATCGACGGGGACAGGCACGAGCGGAGCAACGGGGACTGCTGGCGCACCAGGTCTCGACGGGATCGATGGCGACGATGGTGCGGTCGGTTCGACCGGCACCACAGGAGCGACCGGCTCCGCTGGCGCTACGGGCGCGACGGGATCGACGGGTGCATCGGGTTCCGCCGGAATCGATGGCCTGGACGGAACGTCTGGCTCGACGGGAGCTCAGGGCGCGACGGGCGTTGCGGGCACGACAGGTACGACCGGGGCGACGGGTACCGCCGGCAGTACTGGATCCACAGGCGTCGCTGGAGTCGACGGGATCGACGGCCTCCAGGGATCGACAGGATCGGCTGGCGCGACTGGAAGCCAGGGTGCTACCGGAACCGTAGGCGCCACGGGCACGACCGGCACGACCGGCGCGACTGGCGTCTCTGGTCTGGACGGTATCGACGGCGAGAAGGGGGCGACCGGATCTCAGGGTGCGACGGGAACGGCGGGCACGCAGGGCTTCACTGGCACGACGGGAACGACTGGCGCCACAGGAACGACGGGCGCCACAGGCACGCAGGGCAACGATGGTCTCGAGGGAGCTCAGGGCTTCACGGGCACCGTCGGCGCGACGGGGACGACGGGGACCACGGGCGCGACGGGAGCTAACGGCGCCACTGGCACGACCGGGACGACCGGCGCCACCGGAGCCGTGGGCCTCGATGGTCTGGATGGCGCTCAAGGATCGACTGGCTCGCAGGGTGCTACGGGCACGCAGGGCACCCAGGGGTTCACCGGCACCCAAGGATTCACGGGCACACAGGGCACCACGGGTGCGACTGGCGCGCAGGGCAACGATGGCCTCGAAGGGGCGACCGGATTCACTGGAGTCGCGGGCGCTACCGGCGCGATCGGTGGAACGGGCGTCACGGGTACGACAGGCGCCACCGGCACTGCGGGCCTCGACGGCATCGATGGTGCGCAAGGAGCAACTGGATCGCAGGGCGGCACCGGCACCGTCGGAGCTACAGGCGCGAACGGCGCGACGGGCACGACAGGGTCAGCGGGTGCCACTGGCGTCCAGGGCAACGACGGCCTCGAGGGGGCGACTGGCTTCACAGGCGTTGCTGGAGCGACGGGCGCGAACGGAGCGACGGGCATCACGGGCACGACTGGGGCCACGGGTGTCTCCGGCCTTGACGGCGTCGACGGTTCGCAGGGCGCTACGGGAATTCAGGGCGCAACCGGAACCCAGGGAGCTCAGGGCTTCACCGGAACAGCTGGTACGACGGGCTCGACCGGACCGCAGGGAATCGACGGGCTCGACGGAGCGCAGGGAGCTCAGGGCGCAACCGGCACGACCGGCATCCAGGGATTCACGGGCACCACCGGAGGTACGGGCACGACTGGATCCCAGGGAGCGACCGGAGCAGCTGGTCTCGATGGAGTCGATGGATCGCAGGGATCGACAGGCGCCACAGGAACACAGGGCATCCAGGGATTCACCGGAACCACCGGCACGACAGGAGCTACAGGAGCGCAGGGCAACGATGGCCTGGAGGGCGCGACTGGATTCACGGGGACGCAGGGCGCGACAGGAGCAGTTGGAGCGACCGGGACGGGGACGGCAGGCGCGACCGGGACGGCGGGTCTCGATGGCCTCGACGGCTCGCAGGGCGCGACCGGAGTCTCTGGCTCATCAGCCAGCATCAACATCAATCAGACGACGCACGGGTTCGCAGTCGGCGACATCGTGCGCCTCAGCGGGTCGGCGACATACACGAAGGCTAAGGCCGACAGCGCCGCGAATGCCGAGGTCGTGGGCATCGTCACCGTCGTGATCGACGCCAACAACTTCACCCTCATCACAAACGGGCGCGTGACCGGGATGACCGGGCTGACGGCCAACACCGTCTACTTCCTCGATCCCTCCACTGCCGGGGCGCTCACCACGACGGAGACCTCGACGGTCGGCCAGGTCAGCAAGCCGTGCTTCACCGCCGATACCACGACCACGGGCTACTTCTTCAACTATCGCGGCGAGGTGATCGGCGGCGGCGGCGGATCGGGCGCCGAGACCCTCTTCACATACACGTTCGGGAGGTAAGAGATGGCTGCAGCACCTATCTACACCGGGACGGTCAATGTCGGCTCGGGGCTCGTCCCGGGGACAGCGGACACGTCGCGCACGGCGCCGTCCAACGCCACAACGATCTTCACTGCCGGCTCGTCAGGTAGTCGTATCGAGGAGATCATCTTCCAGGGCGTTGGCACAACCGTCGCAGGGATCGTCTGCGTCTTCCGCCACGACGGGTCGACCTATCACCTGATCGACGAGGTCGCCATCACAGCCGTCACACCGTCGACGACGGTTGCCGCTTTCCGCACGACGCGCCAGTACGCGAACCTACTCCTGAAGTCAGGTGACACGCTTCGTGTCACGACGCAGATCGCGGGCAACCAGTCGCTCGTCAAGGTCACCGCAGAAGGCGGGGACTTCTAGAAGATGAGCAACAAAGGGCTGCTTGGCCCTCCTCTGTCTGCGGTCGTCCCGGTCGACGTCCAACTCTTCACGCCGCTGAACGCTGCTCCCGTCTGGATCAAGCCTCGCGGCGCTACATGGGTTGAGGTCATTTGCGTTGGCGGTGGCGGTGGCGGCGGCACTGGGGCAGGGAACACAGGAGGCACCGCGGGCGGCGGCGGAGGCGGCGCTGGTGGCGCAGTCTCGGTTGCCCTAATGCGCGCCTCTGATCTGCCTGATGCGGTGGTCGTCATTGCCGGTGCTGGTGGCATCGGCGGAGCTGGCGACGGAGGGTTGAGTAGTTTCGGCTCACTGTTGAAAGCGGGCGGAGGTGGCGGTGGGGCAACGGGCGACAACAACGGCGCTATCAGCGGGGGCGGTGGATCGGTTGTTGCCAGCGGCGTCGGTTCAACGGCTGGTGCTCCGTCGTCCGCTACCGCTATCGGCGGTCAGGCTGCAACATCTCCCGGCACAACGACAAACACGCCGGGCAACAACGCCGAGTGGGGCGGAGCTTCCGGCGGATGTGTTTCGGGAGGAGCCGTGGGGGGTGCAGCAGGCGGCAGCTCGATCTACGGCGGGCCTGCCGGTGGATCTGGCGCTGGCAAGGGAGCAGGATCTGGTAACGGTTCGGCGGGCCCGGGCGGCATCACGCAGTCTTACGCGGCTGGCGGTGGCGCGGCAGCCGGTGGCAGCGCTGGCGTGGCTGGGACGGCAGGCACGACCTTCCTCGGGCCTTACTGCGGAGGCGGCGGCGGAGGCGGCGGCAGCAACGCGGGGGCGGGTAATCCAAGCGGAGCAGGTGGAGATGGCGGCATCGGGGCTGGCGGCGGCGGCGCTGGCGCCGCTGATGTCGGGCAAGCCGCAACCGGCGGCAAGGGCGGAGACGGCTACGTGAGGGTGACTTGCTGGTGAGCAACCGCGGGACATTCGGAATGCCTCTCGCCGCTCTAGCGGGAGTTGATATTCGCGTCTACACGCCGCTGGATTCCGCGCCCGTCTGGCTGAAGCCAAAAGGGGCGCGTTATGTTCGCGTGATCTGTATCGGCTCTGGAGGCGGTGGTGGCGGTGGTGCCACCAGCGTTCTCTCGGTCGGCGGCGGCGGCGGCGGCGGTGGGGGAGCAGTTTCTGTTGGTCTGTTCCGCGCTTCTGATCTTGCTGATGCCGTTCAGATCACAGCGCCTACCGGAGGCGTTGGTGGTGCCAATACCTTTGGCGGCGCAGCTGGCGGAACGACGTCTTTCGGTTCATACCTCAAGGCCGGCGGTGGCGGAGGCGGCGGCGCCGCTGACAACAGTGGGAACGGGCCTGGCGGTGGCGGTGGTGGAGGATCGGTTGTCGCCTCAGGTTCAGCTGGAGGCAACGCTCCGGGAAGCTCAGCAGGCGCAGGGGGCGCGGCCGGAGCGCCAAGCTCGGCTACTGCCATAGCCGCTCAAGCGTCTGCTGTCGGTGGAGGTGCTAGTGAGTGGGGAGGAGCTAACGCCGGAGGCGGTGGGTACCCAGGGGCAGGCAACAACGGAAACCAGTCGATCTATGGTGGCCCAGGTGGTGGCGGTGGAGGTGGCAGGCATAACAGTGGAGCCGCTGGCGCTGGCGGGGTCGGTGGAGGGACGCAGGGATATTCGTCCGGCGGAGGTGCGGCGTCCGACACCGCGGGTGTGTTCACAGGGCCGTACTGCGGACAGGGTGGCGGCGGCGGCACTGGTGGCAGCGGGGGCGTCGCCAGCAAAGGTGGTCTTGGCGCTGGCGGTGGCGGTGGCGGTGGGAATGGGGCAACAGGAGGAAACGGTGGAGACAGCCGAGTGATAGTGGTTTCCTGGTGAGCAATCCCGGCATCATGTCTCTGCCGAAGAGCGGGCGCTTCACGCCCGACGTCCAACTCTTCACGCCGCTGAACGCTGCTCCCGTCTGGATCAAGCCTCGCGGCGCGCGCTTCGTCGAAGTCATCTGCGTCGGAAGCGGTGGTGGCGGCGGCGGTGGCGGTTCAGGCAATACCACCAACTCGGTCGTCGGTGGTGCTGGCGGCGGCGGCGGTGCGGTATCGGTGGCGTACATGCTCGCCTCCGATCTGCTGGATGTGGTCGCCATTACTGTCGCAGCTGGCGGAGCGGGTGGGGCGGCGGGAACGGGGAGTGGCGGGTCGGGTACTGCGGGCACCAATGGAGCAGTGTCTAGCTTCGGTTCCTACTTGAAAGCCGGTGGCGGCGGCGGCGGCGCTGGAGGATTCCTGAATAACGGATCCACATCCGGTGGCGGCGGCGGGTCGGTTGTCACATCAGCCAGCGGCACGACAGCAGGCACGCCGTCGAGCGCTACGGCGATAGGCGGCCAATCGGGGACATCGGGGGCAAACGCCGCAGGGAATCCGGCCGAGTGGGGAGGTGCAGCTGGTGGCGGTACCGCCCAAGACAGTACGGGTCGGAACGGTGGCTGCTCAATCTACGGCGGGCCGGGAGGCGGCGGCGCTGGAAGCAACGCTGCTGGAGGCGCGGGTCACGACGGTTCTTCGGGAGGAACTACCCAGAGCTACAGCAATGGCGGCGGTGGAATAGCAGGCAGCAGCAGCCCTGGCGGAAATGGCACCCTATTTTTGGGGCCGTATTGTGGGAGCGCAGGCGGCGGCGGGTCGACACCTAATCCCACTGCTAACGATGGTGGCAAAGGTGGCTACGCAGCAGGCGGCGGCGGTGGCGGTTCTTTCTACGACCCGGGTACGGCTGGTGCTGGCGGCAAGGGTGGCGATGGCTATGTCAAGGTGACTTGCTGGTGATCGGTGACATGAGAATCGGTGTCCGTCAGATCATGAAGCGAAGATTGCCCTAATGGGCCAGTCTGCTCTCAACAACGTCTCACTCACCGGGGCCACCGGAGTCACGGGGGCAACCGGCACGGGGACGACCGGAGCGACCGGCGTCGGTCTGGATGGCATCGATGGGCTGCAGGGCCCGGCTGGCGCCGTCGGTGCCACGGGAGCTGGCACTACGGGCGCTACGGGTACGACCGGCGCGACCGGCACGTCAGGCCTTGACGGGATCGACGGCGAGAAGGGCGCAACAGGCGCTGGCGCGACGGGCACCACCGGCACCACCGGAGCGACAGGCACTACTGGCGCCACGGGTGTATCGGGACTCGACGGAATCGACGGAGAGAAGGGCGCGACCGGCTCAGGAGCGACCGGAGTCACGGGAGCGACAGGCACGACGGGAACGACCGGCGCCACGGGCGGCAAGGCGGCTGGAGTGATCTATGTCGCGGCGGCGGCTATGTGGCCTTCGATCACGAGCGGCTGCCAGACGCCGACGCAGACAGAAGCGGCGACGAACAAGGTGAACTACATCACCTGCGACTTCGATACAACGACGCAGGAATTCGCCGAGTTCACGCTCGCTATGCCATCCGACTGGGATGCAGGAACGATCACGGCGCAGTTCTGGTGGACGGCGACCGGCACGAGCACCAACTCGATCGTCTGGGCGCTCGAGGGTCGCTCGCTTGGTGACTCGGAGACGATCGACCAGTCGCAGACGGGTGCGCAGCAGATCGCGGACGCCCATACGGCCACGGCATCGCAAGCTCAGCTGTCCGGGGCCACGCCGGCGATCACCCTGACGGGCGCGGGCGCCTCGGATCTCTGCTTCTTCCGCGTGAAGCGCGTCCCGGCGGATGGGTCGGACACGTTGGCAGTCGATGGCCAGCTGCTCGGCGTGGTCATCAACTACACGCGCGCATGAGCCTCATCATCCCGACCTTCAGGGCGGTCGACACCGCTGTGTTCACCTCGAACAACGTGGCGAACCCGACCACGCTCTCGCCAGCGCTCCCCACTCGTGTCCGCGGCGATGTGCTCCTCTGCTTCGCCTGGTCGAGATCAATCACAGCCACAGTGGCGACGCCAGCGGGATGGACGCTCCTCACGACCTTCCCGCTTCGCTCGGCAACGGCCTCAGGTGGCTCGCTTTACGTCTTCGCCATCCTCGTCGACGGGGCGGAGACTGCGCCATCGATTGTCTGGACGGGGCTCACGACGGGCACGAGCGGCGACGCTTCGGGGGCTGCGATCTGCTCCTACTCCGGCGTGGATGTCTCGCGCGGCATCGCGAACATTCAGGCCGGTACGGCGACGTCCAGCGATCAGGCCGGGAGCACCACGACCGTCACGATCCCGGCGATCACACTGGTCTCACAAGCTCTTTGGGTCGGCTTTGCCCTGAAGCTCCTGGAGTCGGGCGCCGCAACTTTCACGCCGCCGACGAACTTCACCGAGCGCCTCGACTACAACACCACGACAGGTACGGGTCACTTCGGAGAGATCTCGGATCGCTTCCTGACGGCGATCGGATCCTCAGGATCGACGACGTGCGCGCCCTCTGTCACGACATCGTCGCGGGCACTCGGTGTCTCCCTGGCTCTTCGCCGAGCTCAGCCGCCGCGGTCGATGACGAACTTCCAGAATCCTGGCCTGCTCTGATCCGGTCCTCCTTGTAGAGTCCTCCGACATGGAGACACAGTTCACGCAAGAGCTCGACCACCAGGCATGGGAGAGCGACTGGTGGGGCAAGTGCCTGATCACCTTCGGCGAAGAAGCGAAGCAGCTCACCTACGCGCATGTGATGGGCCTCGTGAACATGCCGCGCGACGGCCACTGGCCGGTCTACGACCTCGCAGGTAGATCTGTTCTAGATCTCGGCGGCGGCCCGGTCTCGATGCTTCTGAAGACGGTGAACGGAGCAACCCGCACCGTCGTCGACCCGTGCTCCTACCCCGACTGGGTGGGCGCGCGCTACGAGGCAGCCGGGATCGACTACGTCGTTCAGGAGGCGGAGACCTTCGCCGGTGAGCGCCACGACGAGGTCTGGATCTACAACGTGCTGCAGCATGTGATCGACCCCAAGGCTGTGATCCGAACCGCGCAGAAGCACGGTGCGCTGCTGCGGATCTTCGAGTGGCTCGAGACGCCGGCGATGCCCGGGCACCCGCACACGCTGCACGCCGACAAGCTGAACAAGTGGATCGAAGCCACGGGCACCGTCAATCAGATCGACGAGAACGGAGCCGTCGGGCTCGCCTACTACGGTGCCTTCGAGCTGTGAGAGAGAAGAGTCGCGCAACCCAGGAATGGATCCTGCGTCTGCTCGATGAAGACGGACCGCAAAGCGCCAATGAGCTCAGCAAGAAGATGTATCTCGAGCAATGGGAACGCTGGGCAGAAGAGCACGATCTGGGCGGCGAGATCGAATGGGACTCTGGCTCAGAGCCAGTCGGCGCTCGCTTGCTTGCGAACGTCGAGGCCAGGAAGCGTGGCGTTGTCGCCCTGGCGTCGTATCGTCTCTACAACCATCTTGTCCGCATGGAGCGCGATGGATTCATCGAGCGGATTCAGATTCCGGGTCACCGGCCGATACTTTGGCGGCGTGCGTGATCATTGGAGGGAAACTTGAGTAGCGGAGCTCTGCACGTTGTCGCGATGCCACATGTCCAGACGAACGGCGCGTACTGGACGTGCGCCTATACCCAGAAGGTCATCAACTTCTGCCGGATGCACTACGGCCACGATCGCAAGGTCTTCCTCTATTCCGGCGAGGAGAACATCGCGCCCTGCGACGAGCACATCGTCTGCGTCACGAAGAAGCAGCAGAAGAGCTGGTTCGGGGAGCACGACGAAGGCGACATCGACCGCGGCGGCTTCAACTTCAACGCGGCCGAGGCCTGGTGGACGGAGATGAACGCGCGCGCGATCGGCGAGATCAGGAAGCGCTGCGAGCAGACCGACCTTCTCTGCATCACGCAGGGCCAGTCGCAGCAGCTGATCGCCGACGCGATCCCGTTCCTGACCGTCGCCGAGATCGGTGTCGGCTACGAGGGCATCATCCTCAGCCGCAAAGGTGGGCCGTGCTTCGCCGCCTACGAGTCGCTCGCCTTCATGCACTTCGTCTACGGCCTGAACGGATGGCGATGCCCGAATCGCTGGTACGACACCGTCATCCCCAACTACTTCGACCCGCAAGACTTCCCGCTCGTCAATCAGGGCGGTGGCGAGTATCTGCTCTTCATGGGCAGGCTCGTGCAGCAGAAGGGCGTCGACTGGGCGGCGAAGGTGGCAGCAGCGCTGGAGATGCCGCTGATCGTCGCGGGATCAGGCGCCACTGCGCATGGAGACGGCTGGGTCGAGGTTGTCGACCCGCCGCGGCGGGTCGAATGTCCGGGGCTCAAGTACGTCGGCCCAGTCGGCTGGGAGGAGCGCGCAGAGCTCATGTCGGGCGCCGCGGTGCTGCTCGCGCCGACCATGTACCTCGAGCCGTTCGGCGGTGTCGCCGTCGAGGCCATGCTGGCCGGTACCCCCGCAGTCACGACCGATTGGGGCGCGTTCACGGAGACAGTCCAGGAGGATGTCTCCGGCTATCGCTTCCGAACTCTCTGGGGCGCGGTGCAGGCAACTCAGAAGGCGATGGAGCTCTCCAATCAGGGAATCCGCGACTACGCGATCGCGCGCTACTCGCTCGATGCAGTCCGCCCGCTCTACGACGAATGGTTCGCGCGTCTCGATGGCCTCTGGGGCCATGGTCTTCTCGATCTCCCGGAGAAGCAAACCGCCTAGAGACGACCTCCCGACTCCCTACACTGCGGAGGCATGGCGATCGAAGCGACCCAGAGCGAGGTCTTCGAGGCCGTCTACGAGGCTGGCGTCGTCGGGCTCGCCGGAAACCTCGCTGTCGCGATCAACGACAACCAGAACAACAACGTCTTCGGCCCGACGACGCTGCAGATCATCGAGCTGACTGTGGGCGGCAATCCGATCGGCACGTACCGCGCGATGCTCACGGCGCCGGCTGATCTCGGCCAGTACTCGATCAACTGGTCGAACGATGGCTCCTTCGATCCGGACCATGGCGGCGCAGTCGAGGATCTCATCGTCGGCCTGCCTGGGAGCTTCGGCCCTCCGGCGATAGGACTCGATCTCGAAGACAGCGCGCTCTGCAACGCCTGGACGACGTCGGAGGAGGTCGCGCTCTGTTGCAATCTCGACAACGTCGGGTCAGACACGACGATTCTCGACTGGGCCGTGGTCTCGGCATCCGAACTGCTCTACGAGGCATCGGGACACCGCTTCCCCGGCGAGTGCGAGCGCACCGTCCGTCCCTGCCATGGCGACAGCTGCCTCTTCGGAATCCAGATCCTCTCGCGCGGGCACCTCGTCGGCTGGAACGGCTGGCGTTGGGGCAGCTACGAGTGCGGCTGCACGCCGACCTCGCGCGTGAAGCTCGCCGGGCGCGTCAAGGAGATCGTCGAGGTGCGCATCGACGGCTCGGTGCTCGATCCCAGCCAGTACACCGTTGAGGGGAGGCGCTGGCTGATCCGGCGTAGCCCGCATCGCTGGCCTGTCTGTCAGACGATCGGGCTGCCCGACACGGAGCCCGGGACATGGAGCGTCACCTACTCCTACGGCAAGAACCCGCCGGTGATCGGGCAGGGAGCAGCTCGAGCTCTCGCTTGCGAGATCGTGAAGTCATGCACTCCCGGCGTCGAATGTCTGATCCCGCCTGGTGCCACTCGCATCACGCGTCAGGGCATCACGTTCGAGCGCAGCCAGTTCATGCGCCTTCGCTCCGGTCCGCGCCTGAAGGGTCAGGTCGGCGTCTTCTGGCAGACGGGAATCCAGGAGGTTGACTTCTTCCTGAACGGGATCAACCCGAACGGCATCCCACGGCGGGCGACCTTCTGGAGCGCCTCCTCGCGGAACCGCTACGCGAGGCCGAACTCGATTTGAGCGTCACGCTCCACGACGGCGCGATCGATCAGTTCTTCCGCTCGACGAGCGGAGAGATGGCTCGCTACATCCGCAAGCGCTCAACGAAGATCAAGGCGCTGACGGCGCGCAACATGAGCGCCCATTTCCGGGACGGCGGGATGATCGTCGGGCTTCAGATCAAGGGCCCGTTCCCGAACCCGACGGGCGTGTACGAACTCGTTGGCTCTGACGCGACAAAGCCGTGGAGTGGGCATCAGCCCTTCAACTACCCGATCGCGCTCGAGCTCGGGTTCCCACCTGCGAGCGGCCCCGGAAAGTCGACCGCTGGGGACTACCACTACCCGATGATCATTCCCGCGGTCGAAGACGCTGGCTTCTCGCCGATCGCATGAGCGCGGGCCCCAACGATCTCCACAACCTCGTCGCCGAGGTCCTGGCGGAGGCGTCCTACGCGCTCGATTCGCTTCCGGGTTACGACGCGACGCTTGAGGGTGCGCCGGATCGGCAGTTCGTCTCCCCAGGCACGCCTGTGCAGGATTTCGTCAGCGCCGACTGCTGCTCACAGCTCGCGGCGTGGGCGGCTCCGATCAACGAGGCCGACACCTCGCCGGGTGGACTAGACGCAGGGAAGAGATCCTCGCGGTTCGCCTGGATCAATCAGGTCGGCATCTACATCGGGATTGACCGCTGCATCCCAGGCGGTGAAATGAGCGGCTCGGGGATCTTCACACCGCCAGCTGCCGACACGCTGACCGAGGTTTCTCGGCAGTACCACGCGGATGCCTGGGTGCTCTGGAACTACCTCCATGAGGCTGTGCACGCCGCCCGTCTGCTTACACTCTGCGACGAAATGTTCTTCGACACCATCACGCCGTCCACCCCTACTGGCGGATGCTGTGGGTGGGTTGTTTCACTACGCGCAGCGCTCGGCGGCTTCTCAGAGAGCCTCGGTTCGTAGGCCATGCCGGCCACCGATCCGCAGGTGCCTCATGACGGTATCCCGGGTGACGCCGAACATGCGCGCTAACGCTCGGACAGATTTTCCGCTGGAATAGAGATTTGCCATCCTGGCGATCTGGATTTCATCCAGCTTGGCTCCCCTTCCTCGACGTTGATTGACCGACTGCGTGACTGGCTCGATGTGATCGGGATTGACGCACAGACGCACGCGACATAGATGATCGGCCTGGAGGCCAGCGGGCCAGGGCCCAATTCTCTCCTCCCAAACTGCACGATGAGCGACGACCTTCTTGCCGCAGACACTCACCTGACCATATCCACGCTCTCCCACTGTGGCGCGCTTCCAGACCCAACAAGGCGTCTTGTACCCCTTGTCCTCGATGCTGAAGTACCGCTCATCGAGTACGTGCTTGCGACGAAGGCTTGAGATTCGGCCTCTGTTCTGATGGCCGTTGACGAACCGCCTGGGCTTCCCCTTCTCGTACCCTCGAGCCCTATCTGTGAAGGAAGCGACTGGGGCAGGCTCCCCGCATCCGCACTCACACATCGTCACTGCCATCTAGGCGCAACATATTGGCGATGTCGGATGGCATCGCCAATATGTGGCCACCTACTGCCGTTCTCATCACTAAGGAGGAAGGGTGGCAAAGAACTTCGACGAGCTTTACAGCATTGACCGCGAATTCGTCATTGCTGGCGAGACGTTCGCATGGCGCCCCGTGCACTGGCGTGTGTACGGCGAGTGGTTCGAGAACGCCTCGAAGGAAGAGCAGAGCGAGGAAGAGGGCAAGGTCGGCGAAGAGGGGAAGGCCGGCGGCCTGAAGCTCGTTCGCTCCTACGAGCAGATGGTCGACGGCATCGCGCTCTACCTCGCACCGGAGGAGGCGGAGCGCTTCAGGGCGCTCGCCGAGGATCCGGAGAAGCCGGTTACGGCCGTACTGCTGAGCGCGGTCTTCACCTGGCTCACGGAGGTGCAGGCGAACCGCCCTACGGATCAGTCCTCACCCTCCAACGGTGGGGATGGAGCCGTCGCTCCTACCTTGCAGGCCGTGTAACGCTCGGGGGAGGAAATCCAGAGGCGATGACCTCCCTCGAATTTCTCAACGCAACCCACGCAGTACTGATCGAGGAGTTCATGCGCCCGCGCTTCGTAGGCGCGACGCAGGTTCCCGGACTCGATCTGGAGAAGTCGCTCGAGGCAGCCTCGATCTGGGCTGAGGGCTACGCAAGACCTGGGCAGGATCTACCGCCAGCGGTAGAACGGCACGCCGAGGATGAGGTCGTTGCTCAGAACGAGGCGGCGCTGGCACAGATCCAGGCAATGATGGGCGGCATGACAGGGATGAACTGATGGCTCAGGACTACTTCGCAACAGCATTCGTACGGGTCAAGGCCGACCCGGCCGAATTCAAGCGAACCCTGAAGGCGACGATCGAGGCCGCCCAGAACACGGTCAAGCCGCTCAAGGTCCCGATCGTCTTCGTCCCGACAGCCTTCAAGAAGTCGATCCAGGACGTGATCCGAGCGGCTGGCCCGTTCAAGGCGAAGATCGAGCCGGACACCTCGGGTTTCCAGAAGAAGCTCCAGACCCAGCTGAAGGGCATCAAGATCCCGGTCCAGGTCATCCCGGTTGCGGGACCGGAAGTCAGGCAGGCGATCAAGAGCATCCAGGCGTCAGCGGTTGGCGGAATTGCCGCAGCGGCCGCTGCACCGCCTGTCATCCCAGCGTCATTCGTGCGCGGGGCGGTACCGCTTCCGACGCCTACGGTGCTGTTGCCGCCGCCGCCAGCGGGGCGTCAGACGGGGTCAGGGGCGGGAGGTGGACTCGCCCGCCTCACGATCGAAGAGAAGGCCCTGCAGCAGGTAGAGAGCACGAGAAGGACGCTCCTCGAGGGAGTCACGAGGGCGCAGACTCAATACGACGCTGCGATCAAGGCTGAACTCGAGCCCACCGCTGCCCTAGAACAGCTCACGGTAGCTCTCAACACCGCGGAGAAGGCTCACCTCGCGATCATCACTCAGGGGGCGCTCGAGGAACAAAACCTGGCCAAGGCCAGAGTGAGAGGCCTGGTGGGCATCACAAACCAAAGCGCTGAGCTGAAGGCAAAAGTGAAGCAGACCAAGGACGACGTCGTGGCGACGATCGCGAATACAGCCGCCCAGGCGACGTACCAGAAGCTCATCGCGGAAGCCGCCGTGATTCAGGCGGCCGACATCAGTCAGATCAAGACCAAGTCGGGCCTGCGCTCGTTTGAAGCCCGTCGACTGGCTGTCGTCAATGGTCTCCAGCAGCAGGTTGCTATAGGTGCGGGGCGCGCGGCACAGGCTGCGCAGGGAGTCGCTGGCGCCCTGACCGAAGAGGCCGCGGCCTACGACAAGGACGCCGCCGCGATCCTCAAGAACGTCCTTGCTCGCGGCGCAGATGTTCAGGCCCAGCGCAAGACGATCAGCTCGGCCACGAACAATGCGCGCAGAACCAGCCAGGTCACTCGCGGTGGTGAGGCTACGGGTCTCTCGCTGCTGGGCATCCGCGGCGCCACGCTCGCGGCGAGCAGCGCATTCCTCGTCGGCGCTGCAGCCGTCACGGTCTTCGCCAAGGCCGTGAAGTCGGCCAGCGGACTTCAGACAGAGCTCAACGTCTTCCAGGTCACAGCCGGAGCGACTGCCGACCAGATGAAGCGCGTGCGCGAGCAGGCAATCGCGCTCGGCGATGACCTGACGCTCCCGTCCGTCAGCGCGTCGGATGCAGCCACGGCGATGACCGAGCTCGCCAAGGCAGGTCTGTCGGTCCAGGATTCGATCGACGGCGCGCGCGGCGTCCTCGAGCTCGCTACTGCGGCGGCGATCGACAATGCGGCGGCCACGCAGATCGTCGCAAGCGCGCTGAATGCCTTCGGCCTCAGCGGCCGAGATGCCGTGAAGGTTGCCGACGTGCTCGCGAATGCGGCCGACGCGGCCCAGGGATCGATCGCCGACATGGGTCTGGCACTGGCGCAGTCGGCGGCGGTCGGACGCCAGGTCGGCCTGTCTATCGCGGACACGACCTCATTCCTCACGACACTGGCGCGCGCAGGCCTTCGAGGCTCAGACGCAGGAACGTCGCTGCGCACCGCCCTGATCAGAATCATCAACCCGAGCAAGGCGGCCACGGCCATCTTCGAGAAGCTCGGCATCACCGTGCGAGACGCAGAGGGGCATTTGAAGCCCGACTTCTTCGTCAATCTCGGCATCGCCATTCAGGGAATGGGCAAGCGTCAGCGCGACGCGACCCTGGCGCTGATCGGCGGCCAGGACGCCGTGCGCGCGCTGTCGATCCTCACCAGGCAGAACATCGGCGATCTGATCAAGCAGCGCGACACCATCAACACGAGCGGCAAGGCGCTCCTGGATTCCGCCGCACGCACGAAGGGGCTCGCCGGTGCCAGCGAGTCACTGAAGAACACACTGGAGACCCTCGGCGTACAACTGGGGGGAAATGTCACTACTGGCCTCTCCAACTTCGTCAACACGCTGAACAGAGGAGTCCAGTCGCTGACTTCATCCCAGTCCCTCAAGAGCGCGCTCGGGACAATCGGCGCCGCATTGCACAACTTCTCTGCAGCCATTGGATCTGTCGCCTCCGGGCTCACCCATCTGGAGTTTGTTCCAAAGGCGCTGGCATCGGTCTTTGGAGCGGTTGGCGCCACACCCATCTTCACCGCAATCGCCTCGTTCAAGCTCCTGTCTGGGGTGATGGACTCATTCAATGCGAAGTCCGCCGAGACTGGCAAGCGGACCGGAGCTCTGGGGAGAGCCTTCCAAAGCGCATCCGGCTTCGCTCTTCTTTTCAGAGGGGCGGCGAGGGAAGTGGGGACAACTATCAAAGAAGCAGGCGTGGCTGCTGGGGGATTCAGGGCTGTGGCGGCAGGAGCTGCGGCGGGGCTGGGAGCAATGGCATCGGGCGCCCTCGCATTTGCAACGAGTCTCCCCGGGATCATTGCGGGAGTCGCCCTACTCGCAGGCGGTCTCATCTTCCTTCTCACGAGAGAGAGCGCCGCAACGCACGCCGCCAAGGAGCTCAAGAATGCTCTGGATGCGCTCTCCAGCACGACCGACAAGAACGCCGACGCGCAGAGGAGAAACGTCCAGGCCACTGCCGATCTCAGGGCGGCACGCGACCAGGTCACCGCAGCCGCCATAGCTTCAAATGCAGCTGACAAGGCGGCTGCGGCAGCCCCAGCATCCGGTCGTGTCCAGGCCATCAATGACGCGAAGATTGCGTTCGACAACCTTCGCCAAGCCGTTCTCACGGAGCAGCAGGCAGAAGCAGATGCTCGCACAGCATCGGTGGCCGCATCGCAGGCAAAGATCGATCTCGATAAGGCTCGAGGGCAGTCGATCAAGGATCTGAACCAAGAACTCGCCGCGCAGCAAGATAAGGCCGCGCAATTCACAGGAGGAGGAGGAGTCCAGCTAGACCAGATCCAACTTGCTCTCAATCTGGAGCGGGCGCATAAGGACTTCATCAAGACCCTCCAAAAGGAAGCGCAGCAGCAGGACCACAACAACACCGACGCATCGCATGCGGTTGCCGCACGGATCCGCGAGGTCATCAACTTCGCCAAGCAGGTTAAGGGTCTGCCGAACAAGCAGCAGATCGACATCCTCTTCAACTTCGCGAAGTCGCCGCGGGAGGTCGCACAAGAGCTTGCGGATTCGATCGGGAGGGGAGGAGGAGCAGCCGGGAAAGCATTCGTCGACAGCCTGGCGAATGGCATCTCACTCGCGGGGACAGCGGCTAAGGGCCCCGCCGATGATCTTCTGAACCAGATAAAGGCTCAGTTTGGCAACGCCGGAAATGATGCTGGGCTGAGCTTCCTCCAGTCCTTCATCGCAGCGCTCGCTTCTGGCGACCCCAGCAAGATCCTGGGTGCTCTACTCGGCAATCTCGCGAAGCCTCAGCCGCAGGGGAGCAAGCTCAACCTGGCTGATGCCGGTGCGCTCGCCGCAGCCACTGGTGCGTCACAGGGAGATCAGCTGGCAGCTGCACAGAAGCGTGCGGATAACGACCGGCGTGTGCTGGCGCAGCTGGTTCATCTCAACCAGAATGCGACTGACGCCCAGATCCGGGCAGCGGGGGAGAGCGGGAAGTTCTCGAAGAAGCGGCGCGATGCGATCAACAAGGCTGCATCCGATCTCGCTCAGGATAAGTCAACGATCGCGGGCATCCAGCAGGGTCAGGCGTCGGCTGCCGAGGCTTCCCAGCAGAAGGCTCAAGCCGCCCAGCAGAAGGCCGATCAGGCGATCATCTCCAGCATCGGCGTCAAGGAGCAGGGTCTTCTCAACAAGCTGCTGAGGGCGCAGCAGACGAAGCGGCTCTCGGACGACATCACGCGCGAGAAGGAGCTCGTCCGCTTCTACAGACGCGAGATCAACATCGTCAGAAGGACGGTCAAGAACGGCCAGACCCAGGACGATGAGGTCAGGGCGCTCCAGCAGAAGATCCTCCAGATTCGAGTGGTTGATCTGCCGCGCGACAGGGCTGCCCAGAAGAAGGCCATCGCAGATGCCAAGACGGCGGCGAACGCCGTGCGCGAGCAGAAGATTCAGCTCGATATCCAGTTCGCCCAGACGACCGGGAACAAGTCGCTCGAGATCAGACTCCACGAGCGGCTGATCGCCGCACTCAAGCAGGACGAGCGGAACCTGATCAAGGAGAAGGGTCAGCACGCAAAGAACACCATCGCCTACAAGGAGCTACGCAACCAGATCGCCGTCGAGGAGAAGGCGATCAGCGACCTGAAGGCGCAGAACGACGCCAAGACCGACGCCACGCGAGCTCTGTTCTTCAGCTTCCTCCAGTCGCAGCAGGGATTCGCGTCGAACCTCTTCTCCAACCTGATCCCGGGGTTCGCCCGTGGCGGACTCGTAGGTGGCGGCAACGGACCGAACATCCCGGGGTCGCCGGCGCCAGTGACCGGCCCGGGCTTCGGCGGTGGTCTGCTCAAACCACAGCCGACACTGTCCGGCACCCAGATCCTCTCTGAGGGCGCCAGGCCTGGTGACGCGCTTGCCAGAGCTGCGAGTTCCAATATCGCGGCAGGGAATCCTGGCGGGGCGACGACCGGACAGGCTGCGACGATGATCAAGTTGCTCGGGGACCTGGTCATCGCCGTTCGTGGGCTCAGTCGCGGTACCGAGCATCCAGAGGCCCGCACGCAGAGGAAGCGCGGAGCGACCGTCGGCGACGACTGGTGGAACTAGACCTTGGCTGACCTGACCGTCCACTATCACCTCGTCACTGGCGCCGGGACCATCGTCTTCAACAACGGGGCGCTCAAGTCGCTGACCGATCTCTACTGGATTCAGTCAATCCAGGGGCTCGACGGTGCCCCCATCCGCGCTCCAGTCGACAACGTCGGCTTCGGTGACGGCGGACTCGTGCACACCTTCTGGAAGGGGGCGAGACGCATCACCTTCGACGGGATGATCTTCATCCAGTCGGTAGGCATCGGGGGCGACTGCCGCGCGCCCCTGAACGCGATGGAGGAGGCCCTCCGCGCGGCGACAGAGAGCATCCTCGCGGTGGACGGAACGCTGACCTGGACGCCAGTCGGCCAGAGCGCGCGATCGCTGACGGTACGCACCGAGGTCCCGCTCGACTGCCAGCCGCAGGAGAACTACGCCCTGCGCTCCTTCTCCTTCGGGCTCGTAGCGGCCAACCCAGACTGGGTCTGATGTCGACGGCAACTGTCTGGATCGACGGTGTCGACGTCACTGCGGAAGCCCAAGCGGGCTCGGCGACGCGTCGGCTGAATCGGCCTAGCGTCGCATCCGTGACGCTTCCCTATGACGCCTCGATCGGAGGCGCAGGATCACGCCTGAAGATCGCCTTCGACGGAAACCTCTTCTTCCACGGGACGATCCTGATGTGCGAGACCGACTGCGATACAGAGTCGGGCACGACTGTCTACAACGCCACCGACCCGATGGAGATGTGGCAGTGGCGTCCGGCGCGCGACTACGACTCGATCACACCCGGCAACTTCGTCGATCCCTACTTCACGAAGACGATCGCGCTGGGCGGCAAGCAGACCGGCCCGCAGATGGTCCAATCGATGCTGCAGGCTTCAGAGAACGCCGCGCTGATCCCGAGCGCCGCAGAGGGACCGCTCTTCATCACCTTCGGAGGGTTCGCGGGCGGGGGTATCGATCTTTCCGGCATCCCGGTCAACTGGCCGATGACGATCATGGAGGTCGTCTCGCTGCTGACGTCGACAGGTGAGGTCGATGTCATCCTGACGCCGATCGACGCCGGCGGGAACATGGCCCAGGTAGACGTCTATAACGGCAACCACGGGACAGACCGCTCCGGCAGTGTGATCTTCGACTTCGGCATGGGCTCCAGGAACGTGCAGGGGGTGCGCTGGAGCGAAGACATGACGAGCCTGAGGAACAAGATCCAGTACTTCTTCACGCCGAAGGAGACGACTCGTCGCTACAAGGCCAACATCACGGGTGATGATCCGTGCCTGCCGGGAAACCTCGGCAACCCTGGTGGGCCAGGAGGGTCAATCGATCCAGCCGACGACGGAGCGACCCATCCGTCGTGGCTCGCCCCAGGTCAGCTCGGGAAGCTCATCTACTCCTCTCGCCAGCAGTACGGCGTGCGCATGGCGATCGAGACCTTCGACGTGGATTCCATCGTCTCGAAGCAGGGCTGTGTGACGGGCGCGCCCACACTGGGGTGCTGCGACTGCCCGGACCCGACCAGGGTTCTCTTCCGCAAGCTCTGGCAGATCGAGTCGTGGGCTTCGGCACAGGCGCTCGAGATGGTGCACGTCACGCCCGAGCGGGACGCGGAGATCGCGACATTCGACATCGGCGATCTCGTCGGCGTCAACATCTCCCCGACGATCCGCGGCGGCAAGAGCGGCGTCGAGAGGGTCTACGAGTACACCATCTCGTGGGACGCGGAGGCGAGCGTGCCAGCACTCAGCGAGCTCGTGACGTCAGCCTCTCAGGAAGGTGCATGATGACAAAGAGTCTCGCGGAGCCCACGTTCCCACGCGACATCGCGGCCAGCCGTTTTGGCGTCAAGGGTCAGAGGCAGAAGCCACTTGCCAGCAACTGGATCACTCCCGACTGTCTGGATATTCTCAACGGGACAGGCGCCTACGGTGGTGGCTTCAACGGCGGTCGTCTATCCGACGTCGACTGCGGCTTGGTCGGCGGCGTCGGAGAGGTCATTCTCCAGAACAGCTGGCTGCAGCCACCCGGCACGCTCGAGCTCTTCGCTGTCCGCAAGCACATGGACGGATCGCTCGAATTCAAAGGGCATCTAGACGCCTCCGGGGGTGCTGTCTCTGGGACGGTCGCGGTCACTCTTCCTGGCGCGGGAGATTGCGAGCCCGATTATCTTCCACCCTACGATCAGTACTTCTCAACGGTCATCACGCCCGACAACGGCGCGACCTTTTCGATCGCACTCGTCTTCGCCGATTCGACGACGGGTGACGTCACTATCACCTGGCCAGCCACCTAGAGGTACCGCTGGCGGGAAAGGAGATCGTATGGCAGTCACAGAAGGCCAGGTTGACGTCTCGGCCGCCGCGACGCAGATTGTGCCACCGACGACCGACAGGATGCCACGAGGCTTCGCCAGTCGGATCGGCCCAACGCGATGCATCGTCGTCAAGAACACCGGGCCAGACACTGTGTACGTCGGAGGAACCGGGGTGGCCGCCGACACCGGCATCCCAATCTCGAACGCCGGCAGCTTCACATTCTGGGTGTACCAGGACGAAGAGATCTGGGCGATCTGCGCGGCAGCGAAGACCGCGACGATCGCGTACTTCCAGTCCGGCGGGTAGCCGTGCCGCCAGCCAACGACGATCTCGCGAACCGCACTCTACTCGGCACCCTTCCGTCCGGCGCGACCGTCGTTTCCGGGACGACGGTCGGCGCCACCGTCGAAGGATGGGAAGGCGCTGGTGACTACCGTTCGGTTTGGGTTGAGTTCATCGCCCCGAACACCGATCTGATCACGCTCTTGGGCGTGACCGCCTCGTACACGATCTACGCCGACGTCGAGCATGAGGATGTCGACCCGCCCACCTCCTGGTCAGACCTCTCCTACGCCGGCATCTACGTCGGCGATGGAGGCAACAACCCGCCGGACAGTACATCGTTCACACCGGTCGCCGGCGACAAGTACGTCGTCTACATCGCGAGCTGGAACAACGACGGCGCGACAGGCACGTTCTCGTTCACGATCTTCTCCGGCAACCCGCCGCCTGCGATTACGTCGTTCACGCCGACCGCGGGGACCGCGGGAGACACCGTCGTCATCACCGGCACAGGCTTCACCGGCGCTACATCCGTGACGTTCAACGGTATCTCTGCATCGTTTACAGTCGACTCGGACACGCAGATCACGGCGACGGTGCCCTCCGGAACGGTAACCGGCACGATCGCGGTGACAACCCCGAGCGGTACCGGATCCCGTGGTGGCTTCGGGCAGATCTACATCTGCAACGCCGAGGATGGTGCGGTCGCGGCAGGAACGGTGACGCTCGACGGCTCCACACCGGCATTCGTAAAAGACACGCAGTACCGAGTCGTGGATGACACCACGTCGACGTTCAAATCAGACGTCGACTACACCGAGACCTTCTACATCGACACGAGCGTCTGCGGTATTCCGAGCGGATACTACGACGTCGACGTGTATGCCAAGTTCGGAGGCTCGACGACGAACAGGGAGGTGCTCTGTCAGGTCTTCCGCAACGGCGTGCCGGTTGGTCCGGCCGTGATCTACGGAGACAATGGTGGTGCTGAGGCGGTGAATGGCACTGCCGCCTACCGGAGGATCACCGGCGCTTCGATCTCACCGGGTGGCAAGCAAGGGCCGGCGAGGATCGGGTTCAACACCGGAGACATCCTCTCGTTCCACATCGGTGACTGGGGTGTGGTGGCCGGGCGCCGCTACTGGGAGGTGCAGAAGGTCAAGTTCACGACGATCAGCACCGGGTCGGTGCCGTCGGTGCCGACGGCAGCCACAGGAATCGTCCCCGACCTCGGCGCGACGGCCGGTTCGCCGATGTTCAATGTTCGCGATCACGGAGGTGTATCGGGAGCTGCTTCCGACACCAATTCCGTGGACTTCGTCGTCATGCCGGACGGCGTGACCATCTATGCGATCTACGCCGAGAACCCGAGCTCGCCAAGCGGGGATAACTATCTGTATCTCAAGAAATGGGACGGCGCCTCGTGGACGACGATCAGCAACGACGTGTGGGGTCGTGGAAGCCCGGCGGCGTCGAGCACATACATTTGCTGGGGCGGCGTCTCTATCGACACCGACGGAACTGATCTCTGGATGGCCTGGCATGAATTCCAGCATCCCTCGGGCGTAGGCAAGAGCGTCATCCGTGTCTTCAAGTACGACGTCGGCGGTGCCTCCCTTACGCAGATCGGAAGCGACATCCATCACTTTTCAGGGGCAGGCTCTGGGACGACTGGTGTCGCTCAGGACGCTGGCGAGAGCGGAATGCTGCTCAAGGTCGCACCGAACGGGACGCTCTGGCTTTCGTGGGCGGAGACTGACAGCGACACCACGGGGACGCCCAATACTCACAATTACCCGTTCCTCTACCACTGGAACGGCTCCTCGTGGGTTGACGACGGTCTTCCGTTCCTGACCTACCGTCGCAACGTCGACCCGCATGTCACCTTGGTCAACACGGTCGAGGAGTTCGGCCTCAACCACGTCGCCTTCACCTTCTGCCACCACGACGGCCCGAGCAACTACCCGGCGGTGATCTACCAGGCGGAGTGGGATCAGGCTCCGGCTGATGGCGACGACATCGAGCTCGAGTTCATCTACCAGGAGTACGACGGCGGCTCGTGGGGAAACCTCGTTCGGTTCACCCCGAGAGATGTGTGGACAGGGCTGCTCTACACGGCGACACCAGACCACGGTCACTGGCACGAGGGCCTCGGCCTTGTCGACGACGGTCATGTCCCGTACCTGTTCGCGCAACTCGGCATGTTCACGAATGCTTCCGACCATTCCGTCGTCGGCAAGATGAAGTCCGATGGGTCGGCGTTCGCACCCGTAGGATCCGGCTTCCCCGATCAGGAGCTGACGCCGTACAACGGTGACACATGGTCCTACGCGATGAACGGTGTCGGAGGGCTCATCGGGGGCATCCCGATCCTCGTCACGAAGAACCCGGACGGGTGGGGCCTCGGCTTCGCGATCATCTCGAAAGGCGAGAACGGTTCCGGTACGGGATGGCAGAAGGCGAGCGAGCACGTCGACGAATGGGGCGAGGACTTCAACGAGGCCGCCGCCGTCAAGGTCGTGGGCAACAGCATCTACATCATGTACGACTCGTTCGGTGACGCGCACGGCTTCCTGGGGATATGGAAGTTCGATCTTGCTTTGGGAGGGATCGTCTCGATGAACTGGCGCTCGAGCGATCGCGGAGGAACCAGGAAGGTCTTGACGTGAACGGGCCCGCCTGAGCGCGGGCCCGTTCAACATCCGGTCAGTCGCCGGTGTCGCCGACGAAGACTGCGATGTCGCCCTCGTCGATCACTGCGCCACGGACGCCGTCGACGAGCTGGAAGATGGTGACGTGGTCCTGCCAGAAGCCCGGCGGGTACGTCTCGAAGTGGAACCCATCGTTCGAGTCCTTCTGCGTGCCGACGTCGCCGTTGACAGAGTTCACGGCAACGATCTCGACCGGGCCCTCGTAGTCACCGGGGGTCCAGCTGACGTTCGCGCCCTCGCGCTGGATGTTGATGCCAACAGCCATGCTGCCTCCTTTGTTGGTAAGCGGAGGATACCGCTCCATTGTGGTCAAACGAAGACGCTAGAGATGGATTCGCGGTGCTAGCGACACCGCCGTGATCCTCTTCTTGGCGTCCGCCTCGCCAAACGGCGAGGTCACTCCGTAATGACAGTGATCTGGTCTGAACTTCTGATCGCCGACCTTGCCGATCACATCACCGACGGAGACCTTGGCTCCGACTGAGAACTTGGGGTTCTGCCAGCCCAGGTGCGTGATGAAGTACTCGTAGTTGGCTCGTGTGCGGATGTACGTGTTCCAGCCGAAGACGCCCTGGGTGTCCCACGTATCTTCGGTTGGCGGATGACCTGACAGCCTGGAGATCGTGCCCGCTTCGACTGCCAGCACCCGAGCTCCCGGCGTATCGCAGAAGTCGATCGCCCAGTTGCCGGGGAGGCCCGCGGTCGGATGAAGACCCTGGCAGACGCCGCCACCCTCGCCGGTCGGGTACGGGTAACAGATCGCCACCGGCGTCTTCGCATACTGCATCCGCCAGAGGCCGGAAGCGATGACGTCGAAGGCCTTCGCGTCCTCGAGCGCGCGCAGAGTCTCCTCGTCGAACTGGCCGCGCTTCGCGCCGGCGGTCAGTCGATCCTGGGCCAGACCGACATCTGCTGCCAGCACCACTCCGTAGGTCTTCTTCTCCGCATCGGTGAGCTTCTGGAAGCGCTTCCACTTCTTGTCATCGTCGAGGAATCGGAGCACTGCACGTCGTGCGCCCCACACGTCGTACCCAGTCGTTCGCAGCTTCAGAACGCGATGGAATGGGAGCTGGCTCACGATGGTCCTTTCAGAGAACTCTTCGGACGAAGCAGATGGTCGCCGCGATGATCCCGACGACGATGACCACGGAGAGCCACTCGGGCGCTCCGAACACCGAGAAAGCGATCATGCGTCCTCCTCCCTGTTCAGAGTCAATCCTTCCTTCTCCATGATGTCTTCGATGACCTCTTTTCTCGTGTGGCGGTCGGTAAGAGTGGACCACATTGTGAGACTCTGGATGATCAGCACCGTGCAGATGAGCGAGATCCTGTACTGGTATCCGGATGGAGAGGGGTTAGAAGGAGTTCTCGAAGCCGAGAGGCTGAAGACGAGTATCGTGGCCTGTATGCCCAGTCGAGAGGTCGACCTGACCATTGCGTTCCACGTAATGAGCTGCAAGATGCCGTTCAGCTTTTCGAGCTTCACGTTGCGCCAGTCCAGGAAAGAGTTCTTGAGCGAGATGTAACTGACCATCAAGAGCAGCACGCTGGTCACGATCCAAGAGATTTCCCACCAGCTCGTGTTACTGAAGGGGCCAGCTGTAGTCCAGTCTCCCAAGATCATCTGCGCCTCCCGATGGTCCTGACTTCGGCCTGCAAAGCCCGTAACTCGGCTTGTACTCTGGCTTGCCTCATCCTCGTGTCCTCTATCTCTTTCTTCAAGGACGGTGGAAGGTCACGGTGACGAAACCCAAGTCGCTTGAGGAGTCTCATCGCTTCACCCGCGATAGTTCTTTCGCTGTGTTGATCGTCTCTTCTGATAGCGAAGTCCCGTGTAGGGCTAGGTCTCTCCACATCTCTAGCTCCTTCTGCTGAGCTCCGTACTGCCACCCCCAGACCCACCATCTGCGAAATCCTCCTAACAGGATGATCGCCAGTATCGTTGCTGGGCCCGCTTGCGAGATGTAGTCCAGCCATGCCTGTGACGGATCCACTGAAAGCAAGATCCTTGGCACCATGGGGAGAAGACTCATCAGTCACCGCTCGCGCCTAGTTCGGCTGCAATCCGCTCGTGGGCCGCCTCTATCGTCTCTCCCCTGGTGAGGCAAGCACCGTTTCCAGTCGCTTCCGGCCACGGGCAGTCTGGGAGTTCGTCACTGGTCACTGATCATCCTTTGGCGAATGGAGTTCGGCAGGCTCTTCCCAGAGATCGTAAAGACATAGAAGGACGGAGGTTGTAAGGAGCCGATGGTCACGGTAGGGTTCGTCTTACAGACAACTAGGCCGCCGCTCCTGGTGGGAGCGGCCCGCCGGACCTGTTCCCTAGTAGGAGGAGCGACCGTGAAACGGCACGCGATCCGATGCGTTGTGATTGCAGCGATCGCTGCAGGATTCGTCTCAATCTCGACAGCAGCACAAGGCGACGGCAAGAGGAGCCAGAGGCTGCCTCCCACCGCCGCAGTGAAACACAAGGCCTCGGCAGCCGCCTCCGCCAGAGTGAAGCCGCCGACGCCGTACTCGAGGATGACGCTCCAGCAAAGAGCTCGGTATCAGGAGCGCGCGCTACAAACGTACATGAGCCGGTGGCACTTCTGGCTCCGTCACCGATCCGGTGGATCAGCCAAGACGATGAGGTGCCGTGGCGCGCTCGCGCCAGCGTGGGCCTGCTGGAGCCTTGAAGCCTCAAACTGGACCAGACTCGAACTCGCCAAGACGCGCGAGCGCATTGAGGTCGTGCGTCGCAACAAGATCATCGCTCGCCTGAATCGCGGCTTGGTCGGCACGCCTATGGAGGGTCTAGGTGCCGCGTATGAGGAGGCTGGTCGTCTCAACGACGTATCCCCCTATCTGCTCGCCGCGGCCTCCGGCACCGAGTCTTCGTTCGGCGTATCAGCCTGCGGAAGCTACAACGCATGGGGGCTTGGCAACTGCTCGGGCAGTAGCTGGGTGCCCTCCTTTGCATCGTGGTCGGAGGCCATTCACTGGTACGCCGTCTACCTGCGGAGAACGTGGCCAAGCGCACGAACAACCTACGACTTCACGCACCCCAACTACGCGGCCTGCCCGCCGTGCTGGGGTCGTAAGACAGCCTGGTGGATGGCCTCGCGCTTCGGTGCACCCGGCACAGTCGCCTACCGCTGATTCTCAGTCGGCTGAGAAACGAGAAAGAGCCCGGGCAACCGGGCTCTTTCTTTCGAGGGGGGGCATCGAACACTACTCCCCTTTGATTATCCTTTCCAGTGCCCGCTGCCGGTCTGGACGTGGTAGGTGATGTACTGCTCGATCGTCATCCCTTTCGCTGCCGCCCGAGCAGCCAGCCGAGCAGCCACTCGATCGCTGAAAGGACCCACGAGAAAGGGACCGGGGGCGGTACCACCACCAGGCGCTGGCGGCAGAGGTACGGGAGGTGGAGGTGGAGGTGGAGTAGGGGCAGGGCCCGGAGGAGGTAGATCGGGCAGCGTGACGCCTGTGAGCGTGTGGTACGCATCGGCGAGAGCCTGAACGTCGATCCCTTCCTGGAAGGCCGGGTGATCGATGTTCCACTGCCAGATCACGACCCAGGCCTCTTCGAGCTGATGCTTGCGGAAGGGCGAAGTCGTCTTCACCCGCAGCCCCCAGCTGATCACGTCTTCGATCTTCGTGCCTTCGTCGAAGGCGCCGTTGACGATGGCGTGGCCTCCCCACTCCGGACTCTTGCTGTAGTCCCACTCGCCCTGATCGGTCTGGTCCTGCTGGGCCGTCAGAAGGTTGACGCCCCAGAGGACGCCACCGAAGATGCTGACGGCAGCGTCGAGTTCGGCGTCGCTTGATTCGTCGACCTTCGCGAAAGCGAGCGGCTTCACATCGCCGATGCCTCCGGAGTGCAGTGCCTCGAGCATCGTCTGCATATCGACACCGTCGTCGCCAGTGCCCGTCGCGGGGTTGAAACTGGGATTGCCGGAGCGTCGATAGAGATCGAAGACCTCATCCTGCGACGGCTGGACTTCGGCACCGAGAAGACCGGCGCTGACGAGGCGGACGAGATTCGCGACCGAGGTCGGGCCGCAGTCTCCGAACTGATCGTTCTCGTAGAGGCCGAAGGGATTGGCCGCGATATGGTCTGTGACGGCCGGATGCGCCGGGACGGCACCTGACAGGAAGTCGGCCAGCATCAGGGCTGGCGCATGCTTCGGCGGTCGGCGCCCGAGCTTCCTGCTCGGATAGTCGTGGACGCCGGACGCGCGATGTGGAATTGCCACTTCTCTCCTCTCGATGGACGACACCGATGGTACGAGTCTCGTCGGCTTGACCTTCGTCCGCCAGTCGTTCTAAGCTGGTGGTGCGCCGTGGAGCAGTTGGGAGCTCGGGCGCGAAGTGACCGAAGAGGTGATCGAGTTCGATGCTTCGATCCCCGGCTACAGAGCCCGTCGCGTTGTCCAGTTCTCACGGATCGATACGCGATCGATGACTTTCCTGTCTCTGGTCGGCACTGGCGTCATGCTCGACTCCGGGACGAGAAGCTCAGCCCAGTAGCGGGACCAAAAGGAGCCCCCGCGTGCCTTCGTCCTACTCAGTGAGGAGGTGCACCTCTTCACCTTTCGTCCAGCACCCGGGGGCAAGGAGCAGGACTCTAGCAGACTCCGTGCTTACACTTCAACCGTGGATCCAGACGGCGACGAGTTCTACGACGCGGACGGCGAGAAGATCCCCGAGAAGGGCGTCTCGGATATCACCGCCGCGGACAAGTACGAGTTCATCCAGCTGACGTCGCAAGGCTACGACCGGAGCGAGGCCGCGCTCGTACTCGGCTACAAGGCGCGGCCCTGGCGATCGCTGACGTCACAGATGTCGCCGTTCTACGACGAGGAGTTCACGCGCGCGTACTACGACGCGAAGGGAACGCCGGAAGCGAACCTCAACTACATCGAGCGCGTGCGCGAGATGGTCAACCATCGCGCGATGACCGACTCGGACCGTCTGCTCGAGAAGATCGCGCTCGTGCATCTGCCAGAGTGGCAGGTGCTTCGCCAGCGCGATGTGAACATCAACGTGCGCGCCGTCTTCGAGGCGCAGCTGAAGGAGCTGCCCACCGAGCTCTTGGACAAGATCATCGAGGCCCTGGAAACCGGGCACGTCATCGATGCTGAGCCGGCCGACTTCGACGAGCTACCGCCAGCAGTAGAGAGTGATGATGACCCGCAAGAGGAGGCCGCGTGACTCACGACGATGACTGGAAGCTCGAAGTCGCGCAGGGCATCCGCAACTCCCGCAAGATCGCCGAAGAGGCGGAGGAGTTCTCTGGCTCGCTCGTGAAGTTCATCCGCGCCGCCTGGGAGCATATGAAGCCGGAGGAGCTGTACCGGCACAACTGGCACATCGACGCCATCTGCGAGCACCTGGAGGCTGTGTCGCACGGAGAGATCGATCGACTCCAGATCTGGATTCCGCCGCAGTCGATGAAGTCGATCCTGACGAGCGTCTGCTGGCCCGCGTGGGAGTGGACGTTCGCGCCGGGCATCTGTTACTGGACGGCGTCCTACTCAACCGATCTCTCGGGACGGCTCTCAGCCGAGTCGCTCTTCCTGATGAAGAGCCAGTGGTACCAGGAGCGCTGGGGGCACAAGTTCAACTTCATCCGCGACGCCGAGTCGTTCTTCAAGAACGACCGTGGCGGGCATCGGCTCGCGACATCGCCAACGGCCGAGATGGGCACGGGCTACCACGGCCACCGCGTCCTGATCGACGACGCGATCAATGCGAAGGCGGCTGACGCGACTTCGCGAGTCCGGCTCGACGAGGCAAACAGCTGGTACGACGGAACGGTCGAGTCACGAGGGATCGGCGATGACCATGCGCGCGTGATCATCATGCAGCGACTGCACGAGAAGGACATCGCCGCGCACGTCTTCGACGACCACACGAGTTGGACGGTGCTCTGTCTCCCCGAGTTCTTCGAGCCCAAGCATCCGTATGCCTGGCGTGGTGATCCTCGTAAGGAAGACGACTCCCTGTGGCCTGACTATCGGCCGCGAGAGGCCGCCTTGTCGAAGATGTCACGCCTCGGCTATCGGTCATCCGGCCAGTACCAGCAGCGGCCAGAGCCGAAGGAAGGATCGATCCTGAAGCGCGACCAGTGGCGCTTCTACGATCCGAAGCTCTTCAACGAGGATCTGCCAGCGAAGGAGCTCGCGGGCTACCGTAACCGGCGCCCAAAGTGCACACGCGTCGTGATGTCGATCGACGCTCCGCTCAAGGACAAGGAGACGAACGACCATGTCTCCATCCAGTCCTGGGGCGTGCGCGGCGCCGACCGCTTCCTGCTCGACATCCGCACCGACAACATGGCCTACCCGCAGGCCAAGCGGGCGATCATCGAGCAGGCGCGGTACGTGCGCAAGCTCTACCCGCGCGTCGCTCACACCGTCCTGATCGAGAATGCTGGCTACGGTCCGGAGCTGATCGCTGATCTCAAGCGTGACCTGACCGGCGTGACGAAGATCCCGGCAGGGCAAGACGGCGACAAGACCACGCGCGCCGAGGCGGCGTCCTCAGACCTCGAGTCTGGGAACTGCTGGCTGCCCGGAATTGGCGGCGGCGTGGACGAGACGACCGGCCCGCCCACTAAGGTCAGCGCCGAGGTGCAGGAGTTCATCGAGGAATTGGCCCGCTTCCCGAATGGCAGCTACGACGACCGTGTTGACGCCTGGAGCCAGTGCATGAACTGGCTGCGCGCGCGCCTGGTGAAGCCTGGCCGAACTGCCTCGCCGTATTCACGAAGGAGACGACGCCGTGCCCCAGCTTGACCCGGACGATCCCAAGCGCGAATACTGCCTCCCGAAGAGACGCGGCGGAAGGAAGCCGGACATCAGCCAGATCGCCGGCGGGATCCCCGTGAACGATCGCACCGCCGATCAGATCGGTCGCAGCTACACGCGCGAGCAGATCGAGAAGTTCGAGGACAAGAGGCGTCGGCGATGAGCTTCAACCCGTACTGGCTCGCGGTTGCGGTTGGCTTCCTTCTCGGCGTCCTCGTCGAGCACCGCTGGGCGATCCTCTGATGTCTATCGCGATCGTCATTCCCGTTCTCGGGCGACCGGAGCGGGCACCCTCGCTCGTCGAGTCGATCAAGATCAGCACGACCGTCCCTCACCGCGTGCTCTTCATGCTCTCCCCGAATGACCGAGCTGGGCGCGTCTACGCCAAGCACGGCGAGGTGATCCTCGTCGAGTGGGAGTCTGGGCCCGGAGACTTCGCCCGCAAGACGAACCGCGGCTTCGCCGAGACGACTGAGGAGTTCATCTTCTGCGGTGCGACAGATCTGACCTTCGAGCCCGGATGGGACGTCCGCGCGCTCGATGTCGCCGAGTCCTCCGGCGCTGGCGTGATCGGCACCTGGGATGGAGCCAACCCGGTCGTGATGAAGGGCGACCACTCGACGCACTCGCTCGTCCGACGTTCGTATGCCGAGGATCCTGGCTGCACCGTCGACGGAACGGGGGCGATCTACTGCGAGCTCTACGACCACCAGGCAGTCGATAACGAGCTGGTCGAGGTAGCGCAGATGCGCGGGCAATGGGCATTCTCGCCGTACTCGAGAGTCATCCACCACCATCCCTTCTTCGATCGCAGCATTCCGATCGACGCGACCTACAAGAAGGCGTTGGCGAAAGGTCGAGATGACAGGGTGCTCTTCATGCAGCGACGACGGCTGTGGCAAGTAGAGGCGCGCGCTCGGCAGCGGCAAGAGCGGAGAGCGAGGATGAGGTGAATGCGCTCCTGCTCGCACCACACTCGGATGACGAGGCGCTCTTCGCCTGTTACCTCTGCCTGGCGTTCAAGCCTCACATCGTCATCTGCACCGTGTCGCAGGCGCAGGAATCCTATGGCGTCAGTGCCGAGGAGCGAGCGTCCGAGAGCCTTGCGGTAGCTGACCTCCTGGGGTGCGCCTGCACCCAGCTCGACTTCCTCGACACCGATCGCGGCGCGATCCGCAAGCCACTCATCGGCTGGCTCGAGCTCCACCGCGCGCACAGCGAGGAGTACGACGTCGTCTTCGCGCCGGCGGTGGAGGAGGGTGGCAATGAGCAGCACAGTGCCGTGGGAGAAGCTGCCGACGAGGTGTACGGTGAGATCGTCGTCCACTACCTCACCTACACGAGCGACGGCCGTTCGCGAAGCGACACAGAGTCAGAACCGCGCGACCCAGACTGGATAGGGATCAAGCTCGAAGCTCTTTCTCGCTATCGCTCACAGCTCCGTGTGCCAAACTGCCGCCCTTGGTTCTTCGATCTACTCGACCTTCGGGAGTGGCTGCAATGAGCGATGGATCTGGCGGCAAGAGCGCCGCGGAGATGGCGCAGGCGGAGATGGATTTGCTCCTCTCTCGCCCGATCCGTGCTGCCTGCTCCTTCTGCCCGTGGTCGTACGAAGGCATCTTCGGAGATGCGCGCGAGCTGTCAGAGGCTCATCGGCAAGAAGCGCATCCTGAAGCCAAGCCTGTGATCTCGCGCCGCAAGCGTCGGACCCTGACGCTCAGGCAGCCGCGACTCAGCGATGCGGAGCTGGAGGAGATCGAGGTCGAGCGCAGGCGCCGCGCGGCTGCACTTGGGATCGACCTTGGACCCTGATCCTCGCCCTACCGGCGCTATTCGCGATCCCGATCTACTGCGCGCCCTTCATCTGACCTGGCTGGAGTGCGCGATCTGTGAGCGATCAGACGTGAGACTCTCGCTGCACCATGTGCTCAAGAACCCACGCCAGGACGTGAGGGAAGGTCTCATGATGCTCTGCGGCGACGGTGTGCAGGGTTGCCATGGGCTGATCGAGGCGAACGACCGCGAGGCGCGGCGAGCTCTGGCACAGTACATCGTCGACCAGCGTCCTGACATCGTTCAGCACCTGATCGCCCGGCTCGGCGAGATCGTCGCGCAGAATTGGCTCGAGCGGCGTTTGCAAGGAGTCATGAAGGTGGGCTAGACTGACTCAGACAGGCAGTCGAGCCGCGCCGTTCGTCACACCGCCGAACGGAAGGTCTGACTCCTTTCACTGGGTACGAGGAGCCCCCGCAAGGGGCTCTTCGTCTGTGTAAAGACAACTCCGTCCTGTCTCGTAGCTTTAATCCGGGCATCCGACGACGGAGGAGGCGCAGTGGATGTGATTCTCGGGAAGGCTGGCCGTGCGGCGCTCAGAGCCGGACTAGTGATTGCGGTAACGCTCGCGGCTGGAATTCTCAACGCACCGAACTTGCAGGAAGCGAAGGCGCTCGCGACAGCCGCGTCGATCGCGATCCTGGTCGCGGCGGTGGGGGCTCTTCGCGCGTTCGTTCCAGGCTTCGCGGAAGCACTCGCGGCGGCCCTCCACGTTCCAGTCGCATACGCGGACGTCTTCATCTCGACAGCAACGACGTTCGTGCTCGGCTTCATCGCACTCTCAGAGGGCGTCCTGTCATCACCTGATTGGCATGCGGCAAAGGCCGCTGGGGTGGCGGGGATCGTCGCTATCGGAGATGCGCTCATCAAAATCGCCTCGAACTGGCTCACGGCCGGGAACTCTCCCAAGCCTGAGCACGGATTCGGCGGCGTATAGGTGAACGAGCAGACGACGGCGGGCGTCAGGGTTGGGGCTGGTGGGGGCTCCGGCCTCGGCCTCGGCGTCCTCGTCGTCTGGCTAGCTGGCAACCGTGGCGTGGATATGCCCGCCGAAGTAGGCACTGTCATCGGCGCAATGGCGATGGGCGGCGGGGCAGCTGTCGGAGCCTGGGGCATCATCGGCTGCTGCAAGCGCCTGTTGTACGGCCGTGGTCAGGGCTAGGATCCCTCCGTGGCACAGATCATCGCGCAGCCCCTCACGGTCCAAGTCGTGACGACCTCGATCCAGGTCGCGATCTCGCCCGCCATCGCAGTGACCGAGGCGCAGGTGCTCAGCAAGAGCTTGTCGACCTCCCCGCTTACCGTCCTGATCCAGCCCGCCTGATGGCCAACTTCACCTTCAACGTCTCGCTGGGCCGCGTGGTCGAGTTCTACTCGCGCGTCGACGGGAACGACCCGGCGAACTCAGCCCTGATCCTCGTCGTTCTGGCGAACGCCGGGCTCGAGACCGACGCGATCCTCAAGGCGAAGACCACTCTCGCTGACGTGGTCTCCGGCACGACGAACGAGGTCACGAACACGGGCTACTCCCGCAAGACGCTGACCGACTCAGATCTCTCCGCCTACACGGTCGACAACACGAACGGCCAGATCGTTCTTTCGATCGGCACGCAGACCTTCTCGTCCATCTCCGCCGGCGACCTCTGGCGAAAGCTCCTGGTCTGCTACGACAGCGACACGACGGGCGGCACCGACGCGAACATCATCCCCGTGACGGCGCACGACCTCCTGCTTGACGGAGCCGCGATCACCCCGGCCGGGTCGAACATCTTGATCTCTGACCCGACTGGCTTCGCTGTGGCGCGCTAGAACCGGGCGGCGGACCGAAGTAGCCCTCTTGGTAGAGGATCACCCAACAGCGGTGACAGAACGGATTGTTGCGCAACTTCTCCCAGTGCCCGCATCGAGCGCAGCCGCTCACTTGACGAACATCAGGTCTTCAGCCCGTACGCGACCGGGACCGGAGCGCGCGATCACTCCGAGCGAGGTCAGGCTTGAGACGAGGTTGTTGAAGTTGCCCGACTGCGTGTAGCCGGTCTGCGCTGCCAACTCCTCGCGCGAGATATCTCCCTCGTAGGCATCGAGGATGACTGCGAATACGCGCTGCTGGGCAGGCTTGAGCTTCTCCATCACCCGCTCGCGCAAGTCAGCCGTCGTGAGTGCGGCGATCGGATACACAGCCAGATCGCGACCTAGGTCAGTGAGCTCGACGGCTCCAGGCGTTGGGTAGATCAGGACATCGGCCGAGGAGAGCTTCGAGATGATGTTGTTGAAGTTCCCGCTCTGGCGATAGCCAGCGAGCAAGGCGACGCGGAGACGATCGGCCTCAATGCTGGTCGATTCCAGCCAGGCTACGGCATTGATCACCCTCTGTTGAGCATCAGTCGGCTTGAAGCCATTCGACGAGACTGGAGTTACCGCTGGCGTGACCGCGGCGACAGGCTTGGTCGCCCGTGAAGCTGAGGCAACCGTCCGTCGATTCCGCTCGTCGTATGACTTCCGCTCGGACAAGGCGAGAATGATCTCGTCCGCCTTGACGATGATCGGCTCTATGATCTCGGTCGCCAGGCCGCGTAGCTCATGGACGACAGTCTCCAGGTCGGCGATATCCGAGTCGCCCAGGACAGGGATCTCGACTGCGACCTCTTGGATCTTCTCCTCGACCGGCCGTGACTGCAGCTGCTTCTCCAGCTGGATGATGCGCTTGCGAAGCTCTGTGGGATCCGATGCCTTGACCCGCTCCACAGTCGCAGCCATGCGCGCGCCGAGATCATCAAGATCGATCTCAGCCATCTTGCGCGGCTGGGCTGCGATCTCTCCTGGCTTGGGCGTCCGGTAGCTGTCGAAGGTCTTGATCTCACGGATGTCGATCTGCTCGAGGATGTCGCGAACAGGCGACCAGACCCACGCGGTGCCGGTACGAAGCCCAGGCAGCGTGTCGAGCACGCCGCCGCCGCCGGCGAGCGCGTGGTGCGAGATCCAGCCCTCGATCGCCTTGCGGTCGTGCGGACCAGGCGTCCGCATGATGATCAGCGTCTCGGCGAGGGCAAGCACGTTCTTGTTCAGCGCGGCGGAGCGCTGCGTGATCAAGGTACAGCCGAGACCGCGCGAGCGGCCGCGACGAACGATCGCCTCCAGTGCGCCGAGCATGAAGGGCTCGTCGCGCCCCAGTGGCTTCTGTGGGGCGAATTCGTCAGCCTCGTCGATGATCAGATGCAGGGTGCCACGGTTCGCGGCCTTGCGCCGGTAGAGCCTCTCGGCGAAGGAGCGAACGAAGCGCGACTGGGCACCCTTCGACTCGAAACTGGAGAGATCGAGCACGAACGAGTTCGTGCCCTCTGCGGCCAGATCAGCGAGAACGTCACCGGCCGTGGCCTCAAGAGGAAGATCGCCATGCTCACCACCGAAGATGTAGATCGGCAGACCATCCGAGGCGCCCTTCCCGCGCAAGCCCCAGTAGACCCCGGTCGGATCGAGCACGACGACGGGAACGCCGGCGTCGTGCAACTCCTCGACCAGAACGGCCGAGGTGTAGCTCTTCCCAGCTCCGCGCGTAGCCAGAATCGCGGTCGCCTCACCGGCGACTTCGAGCGGCAGCGAGAAGGTGGAGTTCAGCTCGAGCCGAGTCTTCGCCGCCATCACCAGACCTCGCGGTCGTTGCGGTGGATCCACTCGTGATGAGCGACGGCACCGACGATGGCGCAGCAGATGCCGAAGAGCATGATGAGAACGATGTCCATTGAGATCTCCTTGTCGCTGGGTTTCGGAACTATACGGCGACGCGCTTCCGGCGTCGATCTTTCTTGCGTCGGTCCTGTGCCTCCTGGACGCGAGTGAGCAGATCGTCCAGGCCGTTCTCGTCGATCGCTTGAGCAACGTGGCAGAGCAGCTCGCCGATCGTCTGCTCCTCCACAGCAGTGAAGGAGGCGTCACGCCAGGCGCCGTGCCCCTTGGCATCCGGATCGGGCTTCCAGTGCAAGCGCACGCAGGGTGCTGTGCGCGAGTCGCCTGTCTTCAGATCGAGGATCAGCGCACACGGCTCGATCTCCAGATAGACGAGCTCTGGGCTGACCCTCATGCCCCGAGTTCCTTCCGTCCTGCCGTCGTCAACTCCCAGAGCGTTGGGCGCGTGGCGGCACGGCGAGCCAGGCCGCGGTCCTCCAAGCGTCGCAGGATCGAATGCACCTGATCCCAGCTGAAGTGCCCCGTGTCGCGGCTCCTAGACCAGGACGCATCGACGATCCCCTTGACGATCCTAGGCTGATGTCGCATGAGCTCCAGAACGGTGCGCTGGTTGCGCGTCAGTGCGTTCATTTCTTCTTCCTCTCCTCTTTGAAGTTCGCCTTCCCGGCCACGCGGTCGATGCCCATCGGCACACGCACCGGAAGCCCGAACTCGATCCGATAGCGGTCATCCTCGCCGTCTGGTCTGCCGTCGAACTCCCAGGCGGCATACGCCTCAGCTCTGTGAATCCGCTCTTCGCGGACTTCCCCAGTCTCGCCGCGCAGGTCGGCCTCGATCCCAGCGCCCCGGCGTCCTTCCGCGATCGCCTCATCCCGGAACTCGTTGTGGAGCAGATCGGCCATCGAGTCAGGCAGGTCAGACATCGATGTCTTCGAATGGATAGACCGCGACCTCGACAACGCTCGGCGGGTCCGGCTGCAGCTTCGAGCAGATGATCGTGAACGCCTCTTGAGCCTGGCGACGAACATCATCCGCGCTCTCGCCCTCGACGACGGGCGTGCGCAACGTCACCTCGACCGTGAACTTCACAGCTGCCCCACTTCGACCTCGGCCCGCGTCGGTTCCTTGACGGGCTCGATGGCAAGCTCCAGATCGGTGAATATCAGCTGGAAACGCTCCGCTGACGAGCCCATGATCATCGGCCCGAGCCCATAGCGCTCTGACAACTTCTCGTACAGGGATGGGTGCAGCTTCTCGAAGCCGAGCAGCAGAATGTCGCTGCCCGAGCGACCCAGGCTGATCGACGCCGTCTCGTAGAGGTCTGACACGAGGACATCGCCCTCGAGATCTCGCCCCATCCGGATCCCGTCAAGAGATGGCCTCGATGAGGGTGCCGGTCGCCTCCTCACCTTCGCGCGCCTGGTGGTCAAGCGCCCATGGCCGAACATGCAGCGTTACCTTCATTCCGCCTCCTCCACGTAGTGTCTTTCCTTGGCGTAGCCATCGAGAGAATCCAGCCGCTCGTTCGCGTCGTACTCGGCCTCGGCCTCGGTTTTGTAGACGCGGGTCGACGTAGCATGATGCGTCCAGTGGACCCACTTCTGCTCGATCACGTACTTCCAACCATGACGGAACCAGCCGTCATAGCGCACGATGTAGGCGCGGTACTCATACGGCCAGCCACGGGCGGTCACCGTCCTCATCGCGCGACCTTCACATTCGATAGTCGCGGGCCGAGCCCCTGGAGCAGCGCGCTGCAGCTCGCCTTCGGATAGAGCTCGTCGACGCGGCAGGTGACCCCTGTCTCGGTACGCCAGAGGATCTCGTTGCCCTTCGGCTTGTCACGCGTCTGCCAGAGTGGAACGAAGATGCAGAAGAGGAACAGGCCCACCCCGATCACAACGCCGAGGAAGAAGCTACCCCCATCGAAGTGGCCCTTCTCGTGCGTGCACGGCTCGCTCATATCCGCCTACCGATCGAATCTTCAGCGCCCTGAGGATGACCGTGCAGTTCGCTCAACAAGCCCTCGTTCAGTTCGAGCAGACCCGTCGCTCTCGTCACTTCCCGACGCGAATACTCGCTCAGGCGTTTGGCCGTTCGGAGTGCTAGGTGGCCGACGATGACGGCAGCGCTGCCGACCGCTAGCGCAGTAAGGGTGAGGACCCATGCCCACCAGGTCATGATGCGAACCCCGGATCGGGGTAGCCGTGTTGCACCACGAACATGTCGCCGCATTTCTCGCATCGCGCCTCACAGCGCCACGTCGGCCGGGATTGGCACGCCATCGCAACGGCGAATACGTCAGCCGCCGCTAGGGAATGTGCACATGGCTTCTTGGTCGAAGACAGCCGTCTCTTCAGGAACGACATCATTACTCTCCCTCCCAGCGCACGCAGCCGAAGTTCTCGGCCGTGTAGAGGTTCGCTTTGTAGCCACTGCCGTCGGCGATGCCGAAGCCATCAGCGCTGATCGGCGTCTCACAGAAGGTGAGCTCTGGGTGCTTGCAGGTGCGGACCTCGTAGCCCATCTCCTTCGGCTCGTAGGTCTCCTCATCGACCGGATTCGCGACCCCGTCGTATCCCTCGACTGGCGTCCACCAGCGGCAGTTCTTGCAGTTGCTCATCGGCGCACAGCCTCCTTGAGGCTCTCCTGCCAGACGAGGAGCGACTCGGCGTATTGATCGACTGTGAGCACGAACTCCTCCCTCCCATTCGGCGCAGTCTCCGACAGGAACTCGACCGTGACTGTGGTCAGGCCGAAGATCGGCCTCGGCTGCTCGAGGCGATAGCCAGGCTCGATCACTTCGGTGCAGAGCCGACAGCGCCACTCGCCGACGTCGTACTCCTGACCGTCGTACTCGTCCCCGACCCAGTGCTTGCCGGTCACGACCCATTCGAGCGTGGGCAGCTCTCCGGTTGACCAGAAATGGCCGTGGCCATTCAAGTCGACGTAGCGCCACTTCTCGTCCGGGACCTTCACCATCTCGCCGAGCACCTCCGTGGGCATCTGCTCGCGGTTGACCGAGACCGAGAACTTCGGGTAGGTCATGCTCATGGGCACTTCGATCTCCTCTGGCTCGACACTCATAGCCCTGCCATCTTCTCCACCGCCGCTACGAGGCGACGCATCAGCTCCATCATCTCCTTGCGCTCCCGTCGCTTGCGGCGCCAGATCGCCAGGAGCCCGAGCCCGATGATGCAGTCGAGCCCGATTGCGAACGCGACCACGACGCTCATGTCTGGATCTCGCCTTCGGCGACGCGCGCGCGCACGATCTCGGTCAGTTCCGACCAGCAGTCGCCGCACATCTCCTGCCACTCCTCTCGAGCCGGCCGCCACGACAGCGCCCGGGAGAAGAACTGCCACACGGTGCGATGTACTTGGTAGACAGCCGTGTCGCCCGAGCGGTTCATGTTGCCGAGCACGGGGAGCTTGCGGCCGCATACGTCGCAGCTATGGATGGTGCGCTTCACACCGAACCCTCCTCGGTTGCGGGGGAAGAAGTGCGAGCGAGTGTGAACGCTGCGAAGCATGGTGTGCATCCGTCATGTGGCATGGCACCAGCTTGGTGAGGCGCGTTCTCGGCCAACCATTCCAGCGCCTCCCTTAGCGCGGCTACCTCAGCCGCTCGCACGATTGCGCGCTCCCGCCAATATTCCCCGCGCTTCGCCGCTTCGTCTCTCTCGGCCCGGAGCGTGGCAAGCTCGGCGAGGAGAGCGAGGACGGCCTGGGCGAGGTTCGGCACCCTGCCAGTCACGCCCGCGTACGGCTCCGGCTGCCGGTCTGAGGTCAACTCATGCGCCTCAAGCAACGAGACCTCGGCCAAGGCGCGTATCTCCTGCTCACGCTCAGGCGTCATGGTTAGCTCCCGAACGCTTCCCGATGTCCTCAGCCCATGCCTCACTAATCACAGCGCCGACGAAGATCGGGAAGACGTACCACCAGGGCAGTACCACCAGGGCAGCCAGTGAAGAAAAAGAGCGGGCAGCATCGCAAGCCAAAGCGGCCCGGCGGCGAGGAATCGTTCACTCATCAGTGTCTCCCCTTTCCTGTGGGGTTGGGGAAGGAGCGGTGAGCAGATGAACGCCTGCGCCTTTGCAGCCAGGGCATACGGCCTTCGGCGGCCACTGCGATACGTCGGGCACGCTGCCGGTTCCGTCACAGTGACGACACGGCACCTGCACCACTGGCACGCTCGTCCAGAGATCACTCATCGTTCGCCTCCTGTGGGGTTGGGATAGCCCCAGCAGCGTCGAGACGGGCGAGGGAGTCTCCGAGAACCAGCCACGCGCCGTCAGCGGCCTCCGCCGATGCGTCTATCGAAAGGATCCTCCGCGCTTCTCGCGCCGCTTCTACGACTGCTTCCTGCGCCAGCCAGTCATCGCAGAGAGCGACGACCTCCTCTTCGTCGAGCCATTCGCCGTGTCCCTCGACGATCATCTGGCGCAGTTCCCCTACCTGTTCTGCGGTCGGGCGGTTCATGGGCGGCGGCTCGCTCATCGGCGCGCGGTCAGGACTCATCGAGTGGAAGCCGGGCGCGGTCACGCGACATACCCGGGCGTGACATAGCCGAGCCCGCCAGCCTTCGCGCCGGCTTCATAGGATGCGCCATCGCCGATATGCGCCTTGCCGAGCATGTCGGCACCAGCGACCCAGCTGACGAAGTTGCCGACGGCGTCGCTACCGGCTATCGCAGCGCGGGTCGGGTCAGCTGGCGCGGTGTAGAAGCCACTGGCATCTGGCATCACCCACTTGCGCGCGTCCGTGCCGTACGCGCCAGCGAGCTGGCGCAGCCAGAAGTTCGAGAGGCTCACTCGTGACGTGTTGCCCCACTTGTCGGTCCGGTAGGTCTTCCAGAGCAAGTGCTCCGAAGAGGCCGAGGAGCCGTCGAGCTGCACGTTGCGGAAGTCGCCGCCGCCGAACGGGCCGTCGTGGTTGCCGAGGAAGATGCCCTGGTACTCGCTACGACCCGAGAAGCGATCGATCAGCAGGTTGCGCACGCCGCCGTACTGCCACGGGTTGTTGCCGACATCCCACAGCTGGACGCAGACGAAGTGCGTCTCGCAGGAGAAGTTCTGCAGGACGACGTCGGCGCCCTGGTACGGAGGTCCGCCAGTCGAGAGGCCAACGCAGGCGTCGATCACGCCCTTGCCGGAGAGCTTGAAGCCTTCGAGATGAACGCGGCCGGTACAGGCGAAGACGGCTACCTGTGCCGAGGAGTTCTGATCGTTGACCATCTCGCAGCCCAGGCCGACGACGTTGCGCCAGCCCTGCAGAGTGAGGATCCGCTCGCGCAGAACCTCCTTGAAGTCGAGCAGGAGATCGAGGCCGGGCGAGGGCGCGACGAAGCGCGAGCTCGTGTTCGTGACCTGCTTGACGATTGGACTCGAGAGCGACGGCGGTGCCCAGGAGAGCTTTCCCACAAGCGACGGCGGGTCAGTGATCGCGCCAGAAGCTATGGAGCCAAGGATGACCACGCCATATTCGTGCGGCATGCCATCGCCGGGCCTGCCGATCCTCACCCAGTTCTGTGTCTTCGAGCTCGAGGCGTGCCGCTTGTTATCAGTCAGGGTCTGCGACCCGTCGATGGTAGGAATAAATCCTTCCTGCCCGTCGACGAAGTCCCAGCCGATCGTGATCGTTGTCGGGGTCTCCGTGATCTTGTAGACGTTCATGTCCTCCTACCTCCCGTAATCATCTGCCACAGAGCACTGAACGTGTCCCGCACGATCTCGTAAACCGTCCCGAGTGTGGCGATCAGCACAGCGAGCAGGAGCAGTCCCACGACGTAGGCCGCGACGATCACGGGCGCTGCTCCAGGTGCCGTCGCGCCAGCCAGCCGAGAACGCAGATGTTGAAGGCCACGACGAGAAGACTGAAGAGACTGCCCTTCACGATGTACGTCGCTGCCGCGATGACCGACGCCGCCGAGAGGCAGATAACGCCAGCCAATTTCATGAGCCCGGCACCCACATGATCCCTCTCATCCGCTGCTCGACCATGTATCCGACAGCGTTCTGTCGCGCCGTGGTCTGCGACTCTCCAGTGGCGAAGCCCCACATGAATGATCCCTCGTCGCTCACCCAGGTCAGCAGGCAGCCATACAGGCCGCCGGCGACACGACCGAGATAGTCGGGCTTGAGATTCTTGGCCCACTTGATGACCGGCGTGTCGTCTGGTTGCGGCAGATGGCCCATCACCCTCGCGAAGTCTGTCATCGATCCCCTTCCTTGATCTGCCGAACATAGAAGTCCGTGAACAGGAAGTTCCCGTTGATGAGGTTGTCGCAAAGCTCGTCAGCCTGTTCCCGAGTCAGCGGATGGGCGTCCTCGGTGGCCACGAACGTGTCATCCCCCAGCGGCTTGATGTAGCCGCGCTCGCCGGTCATTGTGCGGTGGAAGCAGACAGCCCAGGAAGGATCCGCGCTCATCGGAATCTCCGGCTTCCTCGACGACGAGAAGGATCGCGGTTCTCCTCCGCAAGCTGTGCCGGTCTGATCCCTCTGAGTACATTGGTCTGTGGGGTAACCGCCTCAAGATGCAATGGCCTCACGCACTTCAGCGAAGAGCACCCGGCGGCCTTGACATGATCGATCTGATAGCCGTCTGGTATCGGACCGACCAGCGCCTTGTAGACGACGCGATGGGCATAGTCGACTCCTCTCGTCCCGTCGGCTAGTGACCCGACGCCCACCACTCCGTACCCGTTCCCGTTGTCAGCGCCTTGGAAGATCCAGCACTCACCAACGACTCGCGTTCGCTCTAGCACGCGGATGTGCGGCGGCTTTGGCTGAAGCCCCTTCACGGCCCAGCTCTTCGGTCATCTATTTGCCATAAATGCATACAGAAGTCGTGCAGATTCACGTACTCGTCCGGCGGCGGCAGTAGCAACGCCATCGTCACATCGTCGGGGACGAGCTCGTAGCGAACGTCGGCGATCTCATCCCAGGTCGGATAGCGGTGCTGGTGGGCGATCGAGAGATGCCAGAGCATCGTCTCGGCAGGTGGCAACCAGATGCCCGCCGGCGCGGCACGGTTCGGTTCGCGCGCGCAGATCACCGAGCAGCCCGAGGCTGTTCGGTAGGCGTGATGGTCGCCCGGTAGATGCCCGATCGCGTCAGGCCGGTCGACCTCCGTGAGCTTCCCGGCTCGTCGGCCCTTGGCGCTACGTGGCCGCGTGCTCACCGCCCAAGCCTCGCCCTGCGCCGAGCCTGCCGCGCGCGCTTGTGCGCCCGCCGCAGCTTGACCGGACGGCAGTGCTTTACCGCGGCCCGGACCGCCTCTGGCTTGAAGCCGAAAAACTTGTTTAGACGGGCGACCCCAGCCTCGTGCTTATCGCGCGCTTCCTCTGTCTTCTTCTTGTCCAGGCGCCTCATGCCTGTCCCTCCCGCTTATCGAGCGGCATCCGCCCGTGGCGGCGAAGGGCGCGCGCGACGCTGCGCGCATCCTTGCGCCCGCTGGCCATCGCCAGCAGGCGGAATCGCTTCAGCCTGCGTGCCTTGCTCATGCGTCCCCCTCGATGCTCTTCGTCTCGAACTCCATCCACTGGTTCTGGTCGTGCCCGTGCGGGCAGACGAGTTCCTGGCTGACCTCGGTCCTCTCGGATATACCGAACTGGGTGACGATCTTGCGCGTTGTCTCGACTCGGCGCGCGAAGCGCGGCTCGCGACAGGTAAGGCAGAGGCCGTAGCAGAGCACGTTCTCGACCTCAGCCGCGCTCCACGCGCGCCGCCCCGATTTCGATTCTTCGATCTTGTCCATGTACGCCTGCGAGTAGGAATGCGTGTTGCAGACGGCCCAGCCCCAGCCGGTGTTCGCGCAGGGAGGCTCTTCGCAGCCGTCCACGAAGCAGTGGTAGCTCATCCGCGCTGCTCCGCGGCCATCCGCTCGAGAGCGCTCTTGACCACGCCGCGCACCCACTCCGCCGGCTCCTTCCCCGTCGCCTTGATCCGCCGCGCGTCCTTGGCGCGGATGTAGACCACCACGTTCTGATGCTCAGCCACTGATCACCTCACGCGAAGCAGGCGGATAGGTCTTCACGGCGTCTCGTCCTCGCGCGGGTGATATGCCCGCCGTCTGATCTCGCCCGCCAAGTCCTCGGCGTATGCCGCCGTGATCAGCGCCGCCGCCTCCAGCGTCGTCTGCGGCAGCTCGCTCAGCGTGCAGCCGCCGGGAACTCCGATCGCCTCGCGGATCGCGCGGCTGAGCCTGACCGTGACCTCGAGATCTGCGCTCTTCCACGTCCTCCAGCGCGCCCTTGCTGCCCCGGAGCAGGAGGTCACGTTTTCCTCTCCGCTTCGACGGACAGCGGGACGGCAGCCCCTTCTACAGCACCCGCACAGTCACACGGCTCGTCGTACTCGGCCCGCAACTCCTTGACGGCACGTACCGCGAGCACGTCAATGCCGGGAGCAATTTGCCCCATGTCCGACAGCGTTCTCGCTCCATCGGTGTCGGCCCCGGCGTGAACGAAGCACTCGAACAGTGCGTCCTCTAGCGCGGCTAGGCGAGCGGAGAGAGCGTCGAGCGCGGACTCAACAATGGGGTCACCCGACATGAAGCCATGCTCCACAGCCCGGCATGACGCTCCCCGGGTCGGATGGGTGAAGTGCTCCGAGATGTACTGTTCCGCAGCCTCCTTTGACGGGAACATGGCTCCATCCCTTGCTGTCTCCGTCCAGCGTTTCTCAGTTGCCGGATGCCAGCCGGTGTGTTCTAGCCATACAGTCGGTGTCTGTCTCTCCGGTTGACCGCGCTCGATGAGCCATTGGAAGGTCGTCCCCGTGGGTAGTGCTCCGTGCTTTGTCAGCGCCTCCCGGATAACCGTCCAATCCGATGCCGCGCTCACGTCCCCAACCGTTCTTCGAGTGCGGCTAGGCGAGCGGAGAGAGCGTCCGGGTCATCTTCCCGTGGTTCCCTCTTGGCGGCAGCGTCACAGTGAGCCAGCAGACCATCGAGAGTTCGCGCCGCGTCACTGAGTTTGCGGTGCGCGGCTTCCGCACGGACAGCACGGTCCTCAGCAGCCTCAGCGCGAGCGAAGTAGTGATCTGCCGCGAGTGCTTGCAGGGCATCGCTTGCTTCGTCCCGTTCCTTGCGGGCCGCGGCAAGCTCGGAGAGGAGCCACGACACGTCCTTCTGATACTCGCGCTCCCAAGGCCGCAGGCCCGTTGCGTCGTCGGTGCGCTCCTGTATCGCCTGTTCTCTCCCGTACCCGCGCGCGCTCATCCGACGGCCTTCCACAGCAGCATGCCGCCGGCAGCCAGAGTGAGCAGTGAGGCCGCCAGGCCGAGCCAGTCGCGGTCGACGATGCACCTGGCGACGCTCCCAGCAGCGACAAGAGTCGCCAGCCAGAGCGCCACCAGTGCAAAAGATCTACTCACCGCCAGACCACTGTACTACTTCACTAGTTCAGTATCAAGCCGCATCGGCCGCGCGCCGATTCTCGCGGCGCACCCGCTGCCAGAGAACGGGATGCCGCAGCCGCCAGACGAGACGCCGGCGCCGTGTCCAGCCGGGCTCGATCAGCCAGGGTGGCAGCGCGAAGGCCTGAGCGATTCGAGTCGGAGCGAGCCGCCTTCTCACGCCCAGCTCCCGCCCGCCGAGCTCGTCTCCTTCCGGCACGCCGCACACCAGGCCTTGGCCCCTCCCTCGTGCTGCTTGCAGGCCACCGGCTTGACCTTTCCTTCGCGCAAGCGAACCGATTTTTGCGGCGCCGCCGACTTGCCGCCGCGCACCCCCAGCGGATCCGCCTCACCCGTCGAGCGCACGCGCACTCCTTCGCAGCCGCCGCGGTTTCGCCCCTCGGCGTCGACACCATGTGAGCCGATCTCCCCCAGCTCCCCCTGCGGGCTGACTAGCCCCAGGTCGCCCTCGCCTGGTTTGCCGCTGCCGCCGGCTCCCCCGCCGCTCTCGATCTCGACCCGCGCCCCGTTCTGCAGCGCCTCCGTCATATCCAGCCCGTCACCCTCGAGCTGCTGCACGACCCACTCGTTCAGCGAGAGCCCGGCGAGCGCCGCGCGTTCCCGCCAGCGGGAGATCTGCGCCTCACCCTCGGGGCGAACTGTCAGTCTCGGGCGATCACTGGGCAAGGTGACGTCACCCTAGCGCGAGGTGACGTCACCTGCCGAGCGCCCGCGACTGAGGTGACGTCACTTCCAGCTGTAGGTGACGTCACCTTTGCTGGACTAGTGCACCACGTACACCGTGATTTTCTGTGTGTATGGCGAGGGGCTCTGCGCCCAGGATCGAGGGGGGAGGGGTAGGGGTAGCAGCGAAGTTCGGCACGGCGGCGCCCGTCGGCGGCGGCGGGCTAGCTCGCGGGCAGGCGGCGCCGGTACGGGCTAGGACGTCGACCGCGAGCCGGGCGCCCGTCTACGGGCTAGCAGGCGCCGCGCGGGCGCCCGTAGGGGTCGGGCGCGAGGACCGATTCTCGGCCGACTGAGAAAGGCGGAACGGGTGACTAGGCAGGCATCCGCCCGATGGTGTAGAACTACGGGTGACACGAAGACCAAGACGCGGCGCGGCAAGCGGCGGCACACGGGTAGCTATCCGATGCAAGCGGCAAGTCAAGCGGGCGAGACGTCCTAGTGGTACGTGCACCAGACAACCTCAATCGACCGTGACTCACTCACCCAGTGAAGGAGTCACGAATGAGCAAGATCGACAGGGCAGCCCTCAAGGCAGCCCTAGACGCCGCCCTTTCGGCTATTGGCGCTTTGCGCGTCAAGGCGGGCGAGACTCAGCAGGCAAACCGTGGAGTCATGCTCGGCCTTGCGGTCGAGCTATGGCTCGGCGGTGAGGCATACTCGGCGCTTCATCCGGCGGCATCAGTCGTCGACTGGGCGGTTGAGCATGCGCAAGGATTCGGTCAGGACGGCGGCGGCATTAGCCCGCAGACAGCCTACCGACTCCGCAACGCTGGCAGAGTCGCGACCGTGCTAGGCACGAAGCTAGACGGGCGAGACGTCAACTACACATCGCTCGTGCCTCTGCACCGCTACATCGCGGCGGCAGCAGGCAAGAGCGAGAAGGACCAGGCCACGGCCGCCCGCAAGGTAGGCACGTTGTGGTCGCAAGCGGTCAAGGCGGCAGGGCGCCGCGGGCGCCCTACCGAAGAAGCGGTCAAGGTCCTCTGCGAAGCCGATATGCCTTCGGGTACACGCGGCAGCAAGGGCGCCACGGCCGAAGGGCGGAAGGCAGCGAAGACAACCTCGCGAGCCTCATCCGCCACCAAGGCGGCAGCGAAGAACGAGCCGACCAAGGGCAACGAGCCGACTACGAGCGTTGTGGTCGAGTCGGCAG